GATATTCAGAATGACCCTGATTGGTTCCGCAAATCTGTTGAGTTTGCTAAGACTCAGAAGGATTGGTATTCTTGGAATAATTCTAATTGGGGAACTAAATGGGATGTAGCCGTCCGTGACGGTGATGAATATCCAAATACAGAATTGCTTGAATATAAATCAGAAGGTGATGACAACTGGGTTGTCTATAAGTATGAAACTGCTTGGTCACCTGCTGTAACTATCTTAACTAAACTAAGTAATCTTGTTCCTAACTGCCTGCTCACATTAGAGTATGAAGAAGAAACAGGTTGGGGTGGGGAATATGAGATTGTCCGTGGTGATGTTAAAGAGATTCTAGAATATGAGAATCGTTGCTATGCTTGCCAATCTTTTGATACATTGTCATATTGCGAAGATGACTGCGGTGAATTCTGCTCAGAATGTAAGCAAGGTTCTTGGCAGGATGAAGTGGCTATGGCAGAATGTCAGACCCATAGTGTATTATTACCTTTGAAAACCTACACACAGGAGGAAGCATTAAATGGCTGAACTATTTATAGATACAATAGCAGAGCACATTACAGGCGCTATGCAACAAGAAATTGGTGAAGAGTTATTTGACCAATGGTCCTATAACAATTTAGAGGAGGGTGAGGCATATGCTGAATTTAGATTTATGGAATATGCTTCACCTGAATTAAAGCAGCAATACAACGAATACTATGGATACATAGAGGGAGATGAATTCTTACTATGAATAGATATGGATTTGTAATTAAATTAGAAGGTGCAGTAATGGCCAATAATGAAAAAGAAGCACACGAGAAAATTAATCTACACCTAAACGATTTGGGTGAAGTTGATAGTGCAAGATATGATTTAAATTGGCCTGATGTATCTTGGGATATGGAGTATGAGTTACTATGAGCCATAGACACAATTGGGAATGGACTCCATTTTGGCACAGATATACGTGCAAATGTGGAGCAGCACAAGATATGTCAAAAGAACTACAAGATAATGAATTGGGGGTAGTAATATTTTAGGATATACTGCAGAAGATTTAGATCGTATGACTAATGCTGTTCACGATGCTAAGTTATTCTATCTTAGAACTCCGTCCGATTTAATGGACAAGGAACCTTTGAGAAAAGACCTGGAGGATGCGGTCAGCTTTCTACAGGGTCTATGGGCAGAAGGGTATTTTGACTAATGGGGGCCAAATGTCAGCATTACTGGGAGTGTTCAGATGTCCCTGGAATTTATACTTGTCAGTGCTCTATGGTAAGATACTTCAATAGAGAAACGGGAGAATATCATTATGAATAAATCATCAAGGTTTATGGAGTATCTAAAGATACATCTAATTAGTTTAGAACAAGACCTAGAACAAATTGATTATGTTAATGCTCATCATTTTTATAGGGTTAAACAAGCAGAGATTGAGAATACCAGGCATATTTTGTCAGTGGCTACTGATATAATGAACTCTACTAACGAAAGGGTATATGGATGAAACTATCATCAGAAGTAAAGGAAGACCTTCAGGACCAAGCCGACCAAATCATTTACTTTGAAGCAGCGATGTCCAATGAAGACAAAGCCTCCAAAGCAGTCTATGACCGCCTTGTAGAGATTTACAAGGTTGCATTCAAGGAAGGTGCCAAGAAGTGACACCTGAAGACATTGGACTACCACCACACCTACAACGTTTGGTTAATGCGGGTGTTAGTGGATTAGATATAATGCACGGAGAACTAAAGAATCTAATGTTGATTGCTGAACAAGACCTAGCAAGCGCATTAGAGCAGGAGGAGTTGTCTGAAGAGGCAATGGATTCTATGGTCCGCACAGAATGTGAAGGGCGCCTAGATATGCTAGTCGAACTGTATCAACTAACGTATCAACTATCATTTGCGATTGGAGCACGGACACTATGAAGCCTGATGACAAAGACAAACTAAATGAATGTTTATCTATCCTAGACAGCACAGACCTAGGCCTGTCCCTGGTTTGGCTATGGACCTGGTCAACTATTAATAACATCTTTGAGGATGAGACCTACAAGCAGAAGTGCACCATAGATGAGATGTGGGACCACCTCTGCGAGGCCGTAGAGAGCGGTGCAGGCTTCTCTCTGGAGTATGGTGCCGAACAGCACAACGACGACGTCCTTGAATGGATGTTGAACCGTGAATACATTGTGGACACAATGTTCGAAGACGATGAGGAGGAAGAAGATGAAGATGAGTGACACATACATCAATGATCAATTAAACAAAGCACAGCAGCTTTTGTGGGGTGGATCCGAAACAGAAAATATCGAGGCCCATAACATCATTGCTAAATTAATTAAAGATCGTATTGAACAAACAGATCTTTTGTGAGGGCCGAATTTCTCGGTTACGACACGCAATAAAAAACTCCTGAAGGCTATTTACAATTTCGTGAATAGTTGATATACTTGATAAAACATCTCTTGAAAGGGGATCTAAAATGGCAACAAAGCGTGAATATCTAAAGCAGCAAGGCATTGCAGTAGGCGTCCGTGGACGTTTCTCAGGCGCAGCCAAGGTAGCTCTAGCGGAAGCTACAGCAAAGGGCATTACATTTACAGCAGAGGCTCCAGCCAACAAAGCTAAGTAATCCAGGGACGGAGGTCAGGGCTTCGTTGGTCCTTGACCTCCTCTCTTATTTTTGGTATAATCGACAGTTAGGCGAAAGGCGGATATGAAAAAGACACAAGAAATCAAAGTAGCAGAATCATTGGTTAATCTAATGGATGACCATTGGTTTAGTCCAACAATTTTTGGACATTATCTAGCAGAACAACCGCTATATACACTTGACCGTATTATGGAAATGATTGTATCAGTTATATCAGAACAAGCAAAGATGTATGAGTTCTATTCAAATAGAGGGACATCAACCGAAGGTCTGCTTCTAGCAAATGAATTGAACGAATGTATCAAGGCTTACCAAGAGTCTAATCAATTAAACAATCTTAAACTTCCTTCCCGTTCTTTTAAAGTTCCAAAGCGGGAGGAACCAGTAAGACAAAATATATTTGGGTGGAAGGAAGAAGAAGATCCATTCAATCCATCATAGGCATACATACAATGAATAGAAGAATGCCTGGTTAGATAGATAAACATATCTAGCCCAAATTATCCACAGGGTTATCCACATCCTGTGGATTTTTTGTATGTGTGGGCATGAGGGCCAAATTTTCTATTTACGACACATGATCTCAAACCCCTGAAGCTTCTAACATGTGGGCAAATTTTTCTATTTACGAAGGCTTGACAAAAATCCCTGAAAATGCTACAGAATATGTCTAATTAGATATATAATCATTATAGAATGTCGACAAATCTGTAGAGAATATGGCAAAATAGATCAAAATTCCTCATAAAATCCCTTGACAAAATGAGATCAATATGCTGCTATATAGGGGTATATATGTCCAATTTGTCCTGTTGACATTACGATTAAGTATATGATATGCTCGATTACATAGATATGTTTAACTAGATATATGTATAGTAAATAGAAACTAATCTATAGTATAAATTCTCCACAATACTCCACTTTGCTCCACTATATAAGCCTTCTAAGGGCTATATGAGAGCATATAATGGGCGGGGGGATATAGATGATAGAGGGTAATTTAATCTAATTCGTACATTGGCAGCAAGGCTGTACATCTGGTACAAAGCTGATAGGTTTGCCCTGTATATGGACATTGCTCCAGAAAGGTCTCATGTATCTTATGTCTGGATATATAGCAGATAATTCTATTGATCATAGATGAATAGGGTTAACTGGCTCTTTGGACCAATGTATATAAGATCTAATATAGACTATGCCATAGGCTATTGCTGCAAATATGAATCCGTATTGCTTGGTAGTAATAGCGTATATGATCCATAGGAACTCATTGAATAGTAATAGTAGCCAAGCCCATACTGTCTTCCGCCCCACGAAATATATGCCTGTTACACCGATTGCTGCCAATATATACGACCAATACACTACATCCACCTTGCTCTATAGAATCTAGTGTCTTCTACTATATTCTTTACCAATAAACCTTCATCCTGTGATACTCTAGTTACAGGTGCAGTATTTACAAAAACGCCAGTTTTCCTAGCTTTTATCTTAGGGTTCTTACTTACTCTTAAAGGGATCTTTTCAGGCCATAGGCCTGCAGCCTTCATTTCTCTTTCCCATTTAGCAAGTTCCTTCTTATTTGGGAACTCATTCTTTTTCTTTGTCATATAGATATTATACTATATGTATATAATTCTAGTCAACTACTTTATCTATTAGGTCCGAATATTGGAGTTATAGTAGGATGCATATCATCATCATCTGACCACTTCCCCGTCGAATATCCTATCTCTTTTTCTTCTGGCTCGTCAACGTAGTTGACTAAATGGTCTCTACCGCCGCCGATTTCACTATTACTGAAATCAAGTTGTAGTTCATTGTGATCTAATGTATAGTATTTGATATATCTAACTTCATCTATAATTTTATGGCATAGGGCTGTATCTATCATATTATCAGAATAACTATTTGTAATTGGTTTTGCTGAGAAATATACTATGTAGTTTGTATCTGGGTATTTAGTTTTAATTAAGGCCCCATTTGCTATAGCTTTCTTTACGTTATCTGTCCTCTGGGCTCCAGGGCGCTTTTTATCGTCCTTATGGCCACCCTTGGACTCTACATGGCAGGTTAGCATATCTGGTCCAGACGCAACAAAATCAACCTCACAGCCCGTTCCAGGCATGTATACGTTCTTCTTAATAGAAGTAAAGCCACGCTCTTTTAAGTCTTCAAGAACAAGGTCTTCAAACTCATCTCCAGATTTCTTTGACTCAGATTGAAAGTTCATTTCTTAGGAACTATCCTTTTAATTTCATAAAAACATTCTGGGCATTCGCCAACATGTAGCCAGTTACCTGAATCTAGTACTACTATGGCAGTTAATTTGCCTTCTACACTCTTATTACAAGATACACAAAAAGCATTAAGCTTTATTGTCATCTGCTTCTCTTAGCCATTGGTCTTCCCATAGACCCATCAAAGATTTGTTGCCGATATCATCAAAATAGTATCGTTTCTTTTCTGGGCTATATGTCCATCCATACCAAGTATCACCCTCTGACCATGTTAGATTAGTTGGTACTTCATTGTCTTCATATTCTTTAAGTAGTCTAAGCAGATCATCATTTTCTCTGACTACCGACTGAATTGCCTCTCTAAGGCGCTTAGGACGCATAAGGTATCTTTCCACTAAATCAATTAACATTTTCATCTGGATCCTTTTCCCATGTAAGTTTTCCATCTTTATATACGGGCCAATAGCCCAACGGACGCCAGTCCATCTTCATGATTTTAGGCTCTTTCATATAATTAGTATACTATATAGGACGGGTACCGTCAATACCCTCTCTACCGCCGACGTTTTCACTATTTGCGATCTCATTCTCATGATATTGTATATGGTAATCCCTTAGTTGATAGGTTACTGCACAATAACAAATAGGACAACTAGTTATCCATTGGGACTTATCTTCCCAGGCTTTAGGCGTCATTAAAAACTTGCTGAAATTGTATACCTATCCCAAGAAGCAATCACATGCTCTGTAATCTTAGTAGAAGCTGGCATTACGATCACTGTATAAGGCTCTGGCTTAATCCATGCATCTATTTGATTAATATTTTCTGGATACTTAGGGTGTACTAACGGGTTGATTGATGTATCGTCTTTTGTTGAGAAGGATATCTGTCCGCCAACGTAGTCATCGTTTAGATAAAACACAGCAACATATCCACTGCCAAGAGAATGAGTTCTTAGGTTGTGTCCCTTTTTATTTCTTTTAACAACTGTTGCACTAATAGGATCATTTTCTTTTTTAATTGAGTGAGACTCTTTATATTCCTTGATACATTCATTAATTATTTTATCAAATTTAGATAAATTACCAGCTGTAAAAGCTCTTTTGTCTGATATCTCGTTGTCTGGTGTCCAAACATCTCCCTGGACATGCTCTTTGCCTACAGAATCTGTCCATAGATCAGAGGTATTCTCCACTGGCCCTTGAAGACCATTTATAGACCATAAGCCAGCCGTTATAAGGGCTTCTCTCTGCTCTCTAAATGTTTCTGATATATCGTTGTAGTATGTAATATCATCAGTAATTTTATTTATGTTCATGTTCATGCTCTTCTCTCATATTATGAAGCACCTGGGAATTCAAAGTGATCTTTGCATACTTCTACAACCTTAAACACTTCATTTACCTTTTCAGGCTTTAATGACATATATTCTGCATTGTTGTTACAATAAAAACAGGGGGTCATTATTAACATAATGACTTACCTTAAAGGTTGATATTGTTTAGTGACTCAACTGATGCGTCAAATTCAATTTCTTCTACTACAGATAAGAATGTGCGTAGCTTTGCTGAAATCTGAGGATCACCAATTTCAATCTTAATATAATTTGGTTTACCTGCAAAGAAAGCAGTTACCTTCTGGTCGTGTGCAGTATAGATAGCTCTTAACTCTTCGTCTGTAAGGTCTTGACCTAAAACTTTGTTTGTAGTGATATAGGTTTTGCACAATACCTCTTCAAACTGGTAAGGTGTGCTGTGTGAAGCCTTTGTCTGAAGTCCTTTAAATAGCTCAAGCCATGAATCTATGTCTCTATAGATGTAGATAAACTTTGTTTCATTATCAATTTCATATTCTTTTTCAAAGTTTAAGTTAGCTGGGAATCCAACATGTGCTTGGAAGTCAGACTCACTGATTGTTCTGCAATAAGCATTTACTCCGTCTAATGTCTCTGGAAATGAGCCTACCTCTAGTACATTGTATGGGTAAAAAACTTTTGTTGTAAATCCGCTTTCAACTAAAAAGTTTCTTAATGGCTTATCTCCACTAAGATTAAATCCTAAAGTTCTTATTCTCATTATGCTACCAATGCTTTCTCTATTGCATCTGTAATCTTTTTACGTGCAACTGAAGCTCTAACTGAACCAGTTTCTGTTAAGCCTCTTTCCATATTTTCTTGGTTCTGGTCTAACAGGTCACCGTTTCTGAAATATGCAACAAGCTTTCCATTTCTATCTACTAAGTACTTCTCAAAATTACCAGACATGAATGAGCCGTTATCTTTTGTATCCTTATTCTTTGAACCTTGAAATCCTAGCCACTTGTAAATAGCGTGTGGTGTTACGACTCCATGCTTTCCTGGAAGACCTGGAATGATATCACCTGGGCCAGGGTTAGACTCGACTAACTCTGAAAACTTATATGTTACATTATACTTTTCTGTTCCAAACTTACGTGCTCCCTTTGCATCTTCGCAACCATATACGTGCTCTCCGTATGTTAGTCCTGCTCCGCAATAGTCATTTGTTGGAACTGCTAAAACTTCAAATCCTTCGTTCTTATACTCTTGGTACAAATCTTCAATAACTCCGTATTGTGGTGCATTACCGCATTCTCCTGTTACGTTAATGACAAGTGTTACCTTACCTTCAAATTCCTTTAGGAAATTATCTTCTCCGTCAGCCGACTTTAAGCTAATATCGTAGAAGCTTTTTACATCATCAATTGGTGTATCTTGGCAAATACACATAACCTCTGGTGCGTATGAAGCGCATTCTGATGTGTGTACTGCCGCTGGGTTGTCGATTGTATTCATAGGTTAATTATAGCATGCCCTAATTATTACGGGGCACTACCCTATCCTTTAGCCTTCTCCACCTGCCATACTTCGTAGGGACATTTGACCCAATATACTCTTGCCCTGTCTCTAAATCTATAAGAAGCCATTTTCCTGGAGCTTTTGTATGTATAGTTAAATCTACAGCTTTAGAAAACTCTTCCACCTCAGCACCTTGGTACATGCGTGGAAGAAAGGGATATTCATTATTTAAAAGTTTTCTCAATTTTAACCCATGTCCCATGCGTATACTTGCTAACATTTTTAATTACGCCCATTTGAATCATAGTCAAAACATCAGCTTTAGCTGAAACAGAATCAGCAATATACTGCTCTCCAGTTTCCATATCTGTAAGCTTCCATTTTCCAGGAGCTTTGGTGTAAACTGTTATTGATACTGGATCAGAATATTCTTTTACCTGCGTACCATCTAGCAAGGTTCTATTTGTCATAATGAATCTATTATATCATTCCAGATGTCTTGAACATCTTCACAGCCAACTGATAATCTTATTAGGCTTTCAGATACTAAATGGCTTTCAAGGGGCCACCTTCTTCTTCTTTCCCATAATGATTCTACGCTCCCAAGGCTAGTGGCATTAGCAATTAGCTTTGATCTATTACAAATTTCTTCAGTCTCTTCTGGAGAAGCATTTACTTCAAATGAGATCATGGCCCCAAACCCAGGGTAATAAACTTTTGAAATTTTGCTGTGATTACTTATTAATTTAAATAATTCTTTTGCATTTGACTCCGCCTTTTTAAATCTTAGCGGAAAGGTTCTAATGCCCCTTAAAGCTAACCAAGCTTCAAATGGCTGAGGTATTGTTCCATTTATTTTTCTTGAAAACTCCACAGCATCATACAAGGAATTGTTGTTAAAAGAAATAGATCCCATAAGCACATCGCTGTGTCCAGCAAGGTATTTAGTTATTGAATTCATTGACATATCTGCACCAAGGTCTAATGGCTTTTGATTCATTGGGGTTGCAAATGTATTGTCTACTCCTACTATTATGCCTGTTTTGTTACAAGATCTAATTAATCTATTAAGGTCTGCAACCTCAAGCCTAGGATTTGTTGGTGACTCAAGCCACAACATATATGCACCTTCTAGGTTTGCTAAAACCTCTCCTGTGTTTGTTATATCTACAAATCTTGCAATAATCTTTCCTTCATTATGCATTTTTTCCATTGTTGCATTAACTCCAGCGTAGCCTTGATTTGAAGCAACAACAATAGACCCTACAGGTATATTTGAAAACAATGAGCTTATTGCTGACATGCCAGATGAAAAGGCTAATGTTTTTCCGCCTTCTAAAAGAGAAATTGTTTCTTCTAAAGATTTGCAAGAATCATTTCCGTATCTTGCGTAACCCCATTGCCCACCTGCAGTGTATGTAGAGTTTAAAGAAATTGGTGTGTTGAGTGGGCTATCTGGATATCTATCAGGTCTTCCTCCAGATATTGCATTCGTTTCAAAAGAATACATTATATTCCTATCGAATGATCAAATATAAAAGCTGGAAGAACATATCTAATAGGCCCAGACGTTACGTGTCTAACTCCATGCTCGTACTCCTGAGTTCCTGGAAAAACAAGTAAGCTTCCTTTCGGAGGTTTTATTTCTATATTTTTATTTGTAAAGTAAATTTCTCCGCCATTGTAATTATCATTTATATAAGCAACTGAAGCCCAGGCGTGTCTGGCATCTGCTTTATCGTCATAGTGTGCTTTTAATTCTGTTCCATCATACATTCTTTGTATTGTTCCAAAACTTCTAAAATCTAGTTTGTCTGAATTTGGGAAAAAGAATTTAGAAACTCTTTCAGGAAGATCTTGAACAAGAGACGTTTTACCACTAAGTGGTGTTACTTTGTCATCCCAATTTTCTGTTCGCTCAATTCCTGCTGCGTCTATATCACGACTTCCTGTGAGCTCTTCTGCACGATCTTCTAGGTGTTTTGTATAATGCAGTTGCATTGCCCAGTCATCTTCTTTGGAGTTATCTATTATTGCCCACAGTTCTTCTAGATCTTTTTCCGTTAAAAAGTCTCTGACCATCATTATGTTTGGATCCAACATGTCAAATGTATAGCCTAAGCCTCTAACAAATTCCGTGTTTAATGGAATCATTTTTTCTCCAATGTTTATACGACTGTAGAATCTAGAACTACGTCTACTGCATCATCAATGCTATAAGTATGTTCTTTTGAACAAGACCCGCATTGTTTGCACATTATACTTTCTTTCTGCCAAATTTCTTTGGTGGCTTTGGTATTAAACTTGTTTCTCTTCTTATACCGTGCTTGTTTCTATCAATCTTTACTCCCTGCCTTGGGTGCTTCTTTGGAGTATTTGTGCTTGTAACAGCACCAGCAGGTGCACCAGCGTTAGCTGGTGGCACCATGCCAGTACCATCTTCTTTTTTAAAACTATTACTCATTAGTTAAGCCTGACTCACCATCTCTAGATACATCTGTAATTGTGACTGGGGTAGCGCCTTGGGTGCTACCTAATGTTTCGCATCCGCATTCATAGCACATTAGTTACAGTTCTCGCAATCTTTAACTGCACAATCAGCGTCGCCTCTTGTGTCTCTTGTGCACTTATCAGATGCAGCCGCTGTTGGCTTAATAGCCTGTGCAATTGCTGCTTCCTGTGTTGGTGCTACAATTTCTTCTTTAGCAAATAGATCCATTTTTTACTTTGGGCCCTGTGCTGATGGTTGGTTAGATACATCTGATGCAGGAAATGCTGCTGATGGGTCGGCAGCGTACTGCTCTCCGATTGTGTGCTGTACTGCTGGCTTTACTTCGTTAAATCCTGTTAAATTTAATCCGTCTGACATTTTATTACTCCTATAGGTTATTTATTTAAGCGGGACTAGTATTCCGCTCATCCCTCTATTATAGCATTTAGTTGATTAGGATCAGATTCCTCTGAAGGCTCTCTGTCGTTGCCTAAGCCTATGTGATCAGCGCACCCACATAACCAGCACATCAATCGCCCCAGATGGCCGCAGAACAGCTGGTGCACATCTTAGAATAGGAGTCTTGAACCATGTCAGACCTATCTTTACTGTGCCATATTTCTTTTATGGTTGATTTAAATGCATTGCCATATACTGTTTCAAAATCATAATCAGCACAACAAATAAATAAATCTCCATTTGCATTTATATGTACCCATTCATTTGTCCTGCTTCTAACTCCAAGGCCACCGTTACATCCGACTACACGGCTACCCTTGGGCTTTAAATACTTTTCAATTGCAAAACGCTGGGTCATTATCTTAAATGTTTCTAGGTGGGCAGCCCTGTCGTATAGGTGATGAGCACTGCTAATGCTGAGTCCTGGAAATATTAACTTAAATCTATCATACTCTTTCTTCAAGTCTCCAGATTCTAGGCTTAGGTCCATCTTTGGCGCATTCTCTAATAGATCTAGCCATCCACCATTTTCAGTTAAAGACATTTCGTTAATTCCATTTATCATTAAATGAATAAAGATTGGGTTTTCTAATTTATTATTTTCTTCTATAAAATGTTTTATGTTGTCTATTACTTTAGGGAATAGCTTTATGTTCATTCCCACATATTTAGACCAGGTCTCTGGGTCAGATGAAGGTACGTTTAAAAGTATTCCTTGAATAGAGTTTCTGTGCTTTATTAAAAGATCTGTTTTTGATTTGGTTAAGTTCACGCCGTTAGTTAGTATGTTTGTCTGAAAATTATATTTAGCATATAGATCCATCATTGCATCAAACTCTTTATATAGTAAGACTTCATTATAATTAGCTGAAAACACAATTGATAGTTTGGGATCTACAAAATCTCCCTTGCCTTCTGTTAACTGAATAAATATATTTTCTATCTCTGATAAAGGCATATCTCTTATTGCTGACTTTGGATTGCCAGCGTATGCTACTGGACAAAACCAGCAAGAAGAATTGCATATGCCATTTACATCAAGTTGAACTGCCTTGATAAGATAATCATTCATTTATTATGACCTATATAACTTGTGATAACAATCTACGCACATATCTATGATCCCAGATTCAGGCAATGATCCTATATGTTTTGCTGGTTTACCACAATCTTTTATTTCACAAACACCGCTAAACATTATTTAATCTTGCCACCAAATTTTGACCATGCTCTTTCGTGTAAGAAAAATCCAATCATTTCGCATGCTGTGTATATGATTGCAAATGTGCCAGCGTACTCCCAATGGGCTTCGCCAGTAATAGCCTTTTCAAAGAAATAGACTAATGTGCCAACAAATCCGATATGAACTGCAGGCCAAGTAATTGATTTATATAAACTTCTTTTGTTAGTTTCCATATTACCATTCTATCATTTATATATTAAGGGGGCAAGACCCTAAGATCCTGCCCCCATTAATCGAAGTTATTTACTTCTTTAGTGCAACCTTTAACTTAGGGAACTTCTTGTTCCACTTAGTTGCAAGTGCATTGTATTCCGCCTTGTATTTTGCTGCTGCTGTTGCTGCTGCTAGATCAGACGCTACCTTAGCGGTAACTGTTGCAGAATCTGATGCTGCCTTATCGGCTGCACGTCCTGCCTTTTCTGCTGCTAGTGCTGCATTGGCTGTTGCAAGTGCTTGGTTTGCTGCTGCAAGTTCTGCATTCTTTGCTGCAAGTTCTGCTGCAATATCACGTACTACAATTGTAGCGCTTACAGAACCGACTGGTGCTGCTAGGCCTGTTACGGCTGTTGCTACTGTTGCATAAGCAACTACTGTGATTGAACCAGTTGCAGGGACTGTTACTGTCTGCTCTTTTGTTCCAAGTGTTGCTGTTGCTGTGTCTGTTGTTAGCGCTGTTGCCAGTGCTGTTCCAGAGCTTGAAACCAAAGTATTAATTGTGGCCCCACCCTTTAGATTACCAAACACGTCGTATCCTGATACCTTAAGTACCTGTGATGTACCTGCTGCTGCTGAGGCAGGAGCGGTTAGTGTAATTGAGTTCAAAGCACCTGCGGTACCTTGTACATAATAAACTGTTGTAGTTCCAGCACGAGTAATCGATACTGATCCTACTGCTGTACTTTTAGTATATACATAAAAGTCTGCTGATGTTCCAGTTCCTGTTGCTATTGATAGCGTTGAGGATCCAGATGATGCTGTTACTGCTGCACCAGTTGCTGCTAGAGCAGGAACAAGTGTTGCATTTACTGCAACTGCTGTTACTACTGTTCCAGTGTCTACGCCTGTTACGGCAATCTTTAATGCATCTGCTGCATCTACACTGTTATCTGCTGGTACTGGTAGTGATACAGGAGTTGTTACTACTGTTCCACCTGTTGCTGCACTTCCCGCCACTGTTAGGGTGACAGTTCCAGCATTGGCTTGCGCTGCAGGTGATACAAGCATTGTGCTAGTCAGGGCTGCAGCGATGATTAGCGATACTTTCTTGAATGAGTTCATTCTATTTATTTCTCCTTATTTTAATCTGTCTCTTTTACGAGCTCAGAAGTTTGTGACATGTCTCACACTATGTAAGACGTTTTTCTATATCAAATGTCGCTAGTGTAATTCATGTATTTTTACGTGGAACGAACACGGGTCTCCGCCTTCATCCCATTCTTCCATTTCTTCATCGGACATTGGTGGACCATCATGAGTATCGCAAAATACATCTGATATCCATCCCCGATCATAGCCATTCTTAAGCCATATTTCAAACTCTAAATGATTAGCATCTTCTGAATCAAATTCTAGATCCATTCAGACAGCTCCTCTAGCAATACATGCTTAGGCTTAGCACCAAGTATCTTTTTAACTGGCTGACCTTCCTTAAATAGTACCATATAGGGGATTGTGGTTACTGAGTATTCTGCTGTTTTGACAGGATTCTCATCAACATTTAACTTTCCAACCCAGAGCCCGCACTCATTTGATATCTCATCTAGGATCGGAGACACTTTTCTGCACGGTCCGCACCAAGGTGCCCAAAAATCAATAAGAACTAACTTATGATTTTTTAGTACAGAATCAAAAGATTCATCTGTTACTATCATTTGTCCCTAAGCTCCTCCGCTGCTGCATTAAACTTATTCATAAATTCTTGAATTACGAATAGTGTTGTCTCGTGTGCATTCTTTGACATTGCGCTAAATGCGTGTTGATTCTTTTCTTCATCAGGCATTGCTGAAACCCATTTGTTATATAGGTCTTCAGCAACCTCCCCAATAATTTCATCCATTACTGTTAGTTCAGCCATTAAGTTTTGCCAGCCATGTTGCTTTAGTTGCAGCAAGCTTATCTTGTGCAGCCTTTAATTCAATTTGATACTGTGCCTCTGCTGCAGCAATTGCTGCATTTACTTGTGCTTGAATTGTAGCCTTTGCTGCTAATGCAGCGTCTGCTGCAGCCTTATCTGCAATTGCTTTATCTGCTGCAGCCTTTTTTGCTGCTAACTCTGCTGCTGTTGGCCCTGATGGTACAACAGGTGCTGAAACTGCACTTGAGTTATATGATAATGCTTTTCCAAGGTTAGCAAGCTTTGTAAATGATCCTTGTCGCCCAATTGTTTTTGATGCAGTTTGTTTGAATGAATCAAGAATCTGCTCATATGTTGACGAAGGTTTTGCCGTTTTATAAGCAATCCAATTTGCTGCCATTACCTGTGTTGCAGATGATGAGCCTGAAATATTCTTTAAAACATTTCCTGGGCCAGCAGTAGTAAAAAATCCTGTAGCAAAGAAATCAAGCTTCAAATCATCATTATTACTTGAAGAAGAAATTTCATTTTGCTGGTCAACATATCCTACTGAAATTGAGGCATCTAGACATGCAGGCCAATCGATTCTCTTATAGTCTCTTCCATTACCTGAAGGGAAGAATACTGGAATTTGCAATGACATTAAATCCTTGACCGCCTGCTCTGTTACTGGGGTTTTAGGACAGTAATCTGTTCCTGCTGGTCCAATATTATGATGTCCTTGTGACATACTTACCGCCTGAATATTATACTTAGATGCATTAGACTTTACCCAATTCAATGCGTTGTATACTGTTGCCTCACCTGCTGGCTGACGAATGCCTGCTTTATCCCCAATAATACGGACAAAAACAATATTTGCATTAGGGTTTGTTCGCACAAATACAGACGCCATCTGTGTTCCATGATCAAAGCCATTCATAGTAATTGTACTTGCAGACATTGCTGCCGCTCCTACACCTTCCATAAATGATTGGCCATTTGGACATAGACCGTATTGCAGGATACAAACTTCTTGAACTATCTTACCCTGTAATGCAGGCAAAGATGAATCAATCGCTGTGTCCAAGATGGCTATTGTTGGTGCTGGTGTTGCAGCACTTGCAGTGTGTACCGCTAAAGGTACAATGAGTGATAGTGATAGTAATACAGTTATTAGTTTTTTATTCATAAGACTATTCTACTAAATAATAGCAGGATGTCAAGGGGTTTCTTTAAGGCTTGGGTACCATTTCCCAGAATCAAGGCTGGATTGAAGCGCATTGAGCGTACCTCTGTCTTCTATAACCATCTCTTGTGATTCCATTAAGTTGTTTACAGAAAGTATAAGTAATTCAAGAGTCATTTCCATTTGAGTTACCTTAAGCTCAAGATCTTTAAGTCTTTTAGATTTTCTCATTCCATTTTCTCTCTATCTAGTAGGGTTGGTGCTGTAGCCATTGTGCCACAGTTGGCACATTCCATATCAAGGAAATAGGTTGCTACTTCAAAATCATCAAAGATTACTTTAACATTCCAGATGTTGCATCCACACGGACATAGGTGAGTTGGTGTACCTCTTAAGTCCATAGCGTGATCGTAGTTCTCTGGCTTTAGGTCATTAATATCTAAGGGTCTCATTGACCTTGCAATTTGTTCTTGAACTTCTTCAAGCTTATCTATGTAGTATATTCCAACACTGTATCTCGACCTGATAGCCTTAAATGCAGCAATTATAGCAAACGCAATTAGTATTGATATCACAGTCTTCATATATCAATTATACACTAAACTTGAATATATGTATAGGGTGCTGCTACGCTCATATTAAACTCAGTTGCTGCTTCTAATGCAGCCTTTAGTCTAAGTCTAGGGTTTCTTTGCTTCTTTGTTGCATGCAATGCGCCTAGAGCTATCTGGCCACCACTTCCTTCCGCCATGTAGTTAACTATGTTTTCTCCAACATGAAAGTCTTCATCTACAGTAAAGAGTCTTCCGCATATTCCAACAATAAATATTCCACCTGTGTCTTCTTCTGATGAAGATCCAACGCTTCCGTATCCGTGATCTTTGAACGCAGCCTTAACAGAATCAATAAACTTAGTTCTCATAAACTTATCTAAGCCAGAGTTTGTTTTAGTTGGTGTGTATTTTGGAGGAGTCCACATGTATTGAAGGATCTGCCCCATACGAAATGAGTCTGTAAATGCAATTCCGTATTGACCATTTTTAAAAACTTTTGGTTCTTTTCTTGACAGGATCCACCCAGTTTTCTCATCTGATGCGGCATGATCGGAGCCCATATAAACGACACCGTTTTGGGCAATGGCTACTATACAGGTCATACTAACAGTATACTATTTATAAATTCGAAATGCTAGAGGTCATCGAGGCCGTCTTCGTGCATCTCAATATGGGTTAATCTAAGCATAGTTCCCTCTAGCTCAGATTTTACCTTAATTAATTCTTGAATAGCCTCAAAATACTTATCTTTCCATTCAGACAAATCCTTCTCTAATTTATATAATTTAATCTGAAGGTCTTTAATTTCTAGCAAAAGCTGGTCGTGAGCCTTATCTGCAGCCTGAGCAGCCCTCTCCTTTTTTGATCGCCTAGAATTTATCTGTGCGGTAAGCAGGCCGCTTATAGATGCAGCAAACAGAGTTATTAATATCTGAGTTAGAGAAATATTCATTATATGAATATTATACCGCATTATCTATGTTAAATTAATAACTCAGAAGCTGTTATATCTACTCCAATATACTTCTTTTTTGCAATAAATTCTTTTACATGATCTGCGCCATATTGTCTTCCAGCTAATATCACTATCCATCTAGGCTCAAATTTATTCTCTGTACATGTTTTGCATAACAATAAATTTATAGCTAGCAGTGTAGATTTCTTTGCTGTAAGTTCATTCTTGCTCTTATTGCATGAGTAGCATAAAACCTTATCCATTGTTCTTACCCCCTGGCTTTCCTTCAAGTTCAACTCTTACTCCGTATGACTGTAGAATGTTCTTTACCATTTCTATATACTCTATTACTCTGACTCTCATTGAGCCGTCGTATTGTGCAAAATTATTTTCATATAATCTAATAGCCAAGAACTCTGGGTACTTAACTATATCCATTTCAAGATTGGGTGCAGGAGACTTTAACTCTCTAACCTTTTTAGCCATCTCTTTAGTATAGAATACTGGCTTGTTTGGCTCACCAGTCCATTCATTTACTCCGTACTTAAAATGATCCTTGTTCTTATCAATAAACATGCTTTTCCTTTATTCTTTTCCAGACGTCCTTTGTCTTGTGTGCATTTCTTGATTTGTCAGTAGATCCTGAATTCAAGAATATGCCTCCCCAGACTCCATAGTCTGAATTTTCTACTCCGCTATCATGACATATTTTGATAACTGGACAAGATAGACAAGCTTCATCAATACTTTTTGCAATGTTGATATCGGATTCATATTTATCAAAAAATAAATTAGTGTCCATACCTTTACATAAAGCTAGGTCCCACCACTTTGGATCTTCTTTTTCTATACCTAAATTATTTAAAATACTTGACATATTTTTTTGGCAGCTTCCAAGTTCCTTCACGGTTGACAGAAAATTTTTCTGACTTACCCCAAGCATTTTGTCTGTACATTCCGTTAGTGGATGTATAGCCGCCGTTATCTTTTTGCCATATCACAAGGTCATAATTGTTCCAAAATGATTCTTGTGATTTTGTTTGAGATCTTTTAATAAAAATCTCAACACCTTTCTCCGTTAGATGTAACAAATTTCTTTACCTTTTCTAGTACCCGAAGTCGGACTTGAACCGACATGCTGTGAAGCAACAAATTTTAAGTCTGTCGTGTATACCGATTCCACCATTCGGGCATATGCTGGTCCACCAGGTCTCGATCCTGGGACATCCAAATTAACAGTTTGGCGCTCTACCAACTGAGCTATGGACCAATATGCACAAAACCACTGTACTATATAAGTATACACTTTGTACAGTGGTCCTGTCAATGATTGATGGGTGATATTTTTACGACATTAATTTTTTTAATTTCGTCATCTACATTAAATATATCATGAATATATTCGCTTGCATCTTCAGTATTAAAGGCTTCTACTTCTACCTCTATATCTAATTTAATGCGATATTTATTCATAGTATAATTATAGCATTATTTAGCAGCTTTTTTATCTACTGCTGAAAATGCTGCATTTATTTCGGCTACAGTTAATTTACCATCATCCAGAAAGCCTCGTGCAAGCCTTTCAACTACGGTGGCGACGCCAAGAGTACCTGCTAATATAACTGCTTTGTAGGTTTCAATTCCTACTACTGCACCTGCTCCAATTACAGATAATCCTGATGCTGCAAATACTGCAATTATTCTCATAAAAATATTATTTATGCTTGCAATTGCTCCTGATCCTACCTGTGTTGGCTCTTCAATATGCGCTTTTGCCATTTTATTCCTCGTTTCTATTTCTGATCGGACTTGTAATTATCCAAAGAGCAGTTGTTGCCATGATTCCATAACCTACAATTGTCTTTGCACTTCCGTCCAGAACTACCCAAGCAATAAACATACCAAGAAGGGTCCATGCTTGGTCTACCATATCTTTTAGGATATTCTTTATTATTCTTACCATTTTCTTCCTCCTCGTGAACCTGGTGAATTAGCTCCTGATGAGCCTCCCCCAGAACTTCCTCCGCCTCCTGTGCCACCTCCTGTGGCTCCTCCTGTGGCAACTGCTGCTGCATTAATTGCGGCACCTGCTGCTACAACTGTTGCTACAACCATATCTGTTGCTTCTTCTCTTTCTTCATCTGACATATCTGCGCCTATATTGCTTAGTGCCTGAAGAGCAGCTCCAGGGTCTGAAAATGCTGTTGATAATAACTCTGCAGGATTTTCAAGCAATACTAAAGATGCTGCTACCTCTGCAGTAATAACAACTTCGTTACCATTTTCATCTTGACGAACTTCAACAGGGGTATCTGCAGGCAAATCTTTATACTCAATTCCAGCCTCTTGTATTTGTTCTTTGGTTAAAGATTCTCCAGGAGCAATAGACTCTACAAGAGCCTCTGCTACTAATTGTTTTTCTGCATTGGTTAATTTTCCATCTTCGGATAAAGCATCTGCAAGATTTTGAACTTCTTCTGCAGTTACTTCACCATCACTTGCTAACTCATTTAAAATATCTTCTGCTTCCTCTGCATCTATTTTGCCATCAGACAATGCGTCATCAACAGATTCTTCTACTGCTTCTTCTGATCCCGTCACAGGCTCTGTATCAGTTGGTTCTGTTTCCACAGGCTCTGTATCAATTGGTTCTGTTTCCACAGGCTCTGTATCAGTTGGTTCTGTTTCCACAGGCTCTGTATCAATTGGTTCTGTTTCCACAGGCTCTGTGTCAATTGGTTCTGTTTCCACAGGCTCTGTATCAATTGGTTCTGTTTCCACAGGCTCTGTGTCAATTGGTTCTGTTTCCACAGGCTCTGTGTCAATTGGTTCTGTTTCCACAGGCTCTGTATCAATTGGTGTGGTAGTTACTGGTGTTGTATCTACAGGTGGCACGACTACTGGTGTTGTATCTACAGGTGGTACGACTACGGGTGTTGTATCTACAGGTGGTACGACTACGGGTGGTTCAACTGGTGCAGGTGGAGCAGGGGCTGGCAAGGGCGCTGGTGCAGGAACTGCATCAATTACTGTTTGAGCTGCTGCCACTATTGTAGGTGCTGTAGTTACTTTTTCTACTGCTACAGAAACTGTTGCAATTGCCGCTACTTTATTAGTTAAGTCTGTGCTTGCATTATTTAATGATGTAATTGTATTTTCAGAAACAGTTGCAATTGGTGCAATAACTGTATTTGTATTTGCTGTATTTGTTGCAACAATAGCAGTAACTGCTGAGTTTAATGTAGCAATTTGTGCATTTGCTGTATCAATTGCTGCCAAGACTGTTGCATTGTCTGGATCAGGGGTGGGAGTAAATGCAGCGCCTTGACTAATTGTTCCAGTAAATCCCGTAGTAGTGCTTGTATTACTAATATTTGTTACGGGACCATTTGTAGTCTCCCTTACATTAAACCTAGCACCATTTGGTATTGGTCCAGTCACGCTTACATCTGCTTGCCATGCGCCATCTGAAGGGTTAACATCCGCATTAAATCTAACTTGAGTCATTTGTGTTTCTGCTGTTTGCAAAGGATAAACTCTAAGATCCCAAGCAACGCTAAGGGTGTTTGTAGTTGTTGAGTATGTAATTCCAGATCCATTACTCCAGGTAGTCCAGTCATATCCTGCTATAGAAATAGAAGGCGCATTCGGAGTAGAATAATAGTTTCCACCTTCATTTACACCAAAGGTAATTGTGGCATTAGACCCAACGTAAACATTATTGTATGTGACTCCGCCCATCTGTAAATTAAATGGAAGGTTCATTCGAACACCAGCGTCATCTACATTAGATAAAACGTTTGTGGTAGTGCCAATGGTTGCCGCTAGAGCATTGACTGCATCTTGAGCGTTATTAATTGCTACATTTGCTTGAGTTAATTGTGTTTGAGCCTCTGTCCGTGCAGGTGTTACTGCTGCCACCGCAGTATTTGCTGCAGCTACTGTTACAGTAGCCGTATCTACTGCTGTCTGTGCTGATTGAACTAAAACTGTGGCTGTCTCTGATTGGGCAACTTCTGTTGCAATTGCTGTGGCTACTTGTGCAACGGTGGTTGGGGCCTCTGTCATTAATGGAGTTGCTGTTGCTATCACAGTGGCTATTGCAGAATCTACAGTAGTAACGGCTTGCGTTACTACTGCTTGTGCCGCTACAACCTCTGGTGTTTGAGTTGTAGCGCTTACTGGGATTGCTGCTACGGCTTCTGTAACGGATGCTACCGTTGAAGTAATTGTTTGAACAACTGCTGTTGCTGTTTCTACGGCTGAGGATACATTTGATACTTCTGCTACCGCAGCCGTCGCTGCTGCTACCGCTGTATTTGCTGCTGCTACAGCAGTGTTAGACGCTGTTACTGATTCAACCGCAGTGGCTATAGTCACTGTTGCTGTATCCGATGCAGCTGCGGCTTGTGCAACTTCTGTGGTTGCGGTTGCAATGGCTGTGTTTACTGCCTGTTGTGCAGGGCTTACCACAACTTGTTCTGCAGGAGCAGGAGGCTCATTAGCATTAGCAAAGTTAGGACTAAAAAGGAAAAGCCAGCCGATTATAAAAAGGCTGGTTAAAAAATACTGTAACTTTCTAGTCAACTAGGTATCTCCTAAGTAATGCAATATTTTTGCTTACTTAGTAATTATAGCAGAATGTTAGTTTAAACTACTTAGGATTATCTGTTTTGTAAAATCCGTTACCTTTAAACTGTATTCCAAACGGAGTAAAAAATCTTGTCATTGATGACTCACATTCAACGCATGTATATCCTGGGTCATCATCTTTAATTGATCTATGTACTGACATTGTGGCATGTGCATCATCATATGAACACTTGTATTCGTATACTGGCATTACCTTCTACCCCACTTAACTTTATTCCACCCACGTTCATGAAAATAATAAAGGATAGTTTTTGTAAATACTTCAAAGCTTGCAATTGCTCCAGCTGTAACTGGTTCTTTAGTTATAGCCCAAGATATAACAAAGGTATCTGCTGTTCCAATTATACGCCATGTAATAGCCTTTAATGCTGATCTTTGTTTTGATACATTCATGCTGGCCACTCCATATTTTTAGGCCCTTTACTAATTGCATTCCAAATTTTAGATACCCATTTCTTTACGTTTTTGCGTAGCCGATATAGCATGAATGTCTGCCCCCAAATCTACTTGTTCAATCTTGTACCCTACATCTCTTCCGTATACAATATTAGTAATGTTAGGTAGTCTTAATACTAGTGCACCATCCATAAATCCATCCTTGGCAATATATTCCTTTACCTGATCAAACTTAAGTGGATCTTTTTCGCTTGTATTATATGTATTACGAACTCCAAGAAGGACTTGCTCTGTTCTTTTCCCAGCCTCTTTGTAAAGGGCGTGGTGGCCTTCGTGCCATGGTTGATAGCGACCAAGCATCAAGGTGGTAGGAGCAGACCAATCGTGTAGCTTAAATTCTTCAATTATCACAGAAGCCTTTTCATTTGGATCTAGCCTGTGATTTACAAACATCCAGTCAATCTTAGTTGGCTTTTGAAACATTTTATTAGTATCTTCAAATCTTCCCTCTTCAATTGTATCCATAAAGATAAAGATATCTGGCTTGCCAAATGCTTGTCTTGTTCCTTCTGTAGGGCAAACAAAGTCCACTATAACTGGCGCAACGCCTTGGTCAGCAATTAACCTTGCCATTGCTCCCATTCTGCGGGCCTGCTCAAGTCTGTCATCTGGAGTAAATCCAAGATCTGAATTTACTGTTGATCTAACCTCATCAGCATTAAGATGTATCGCATTGATGCGCTCTTTGAGTGCTTTTGCAAGCTCTGTTTTGCCTGAGCCTGGTAGCCCAATAATCTGAATAATCATAATACTCCTTAGTTAGTGAGCCTTTTAAACACATGCTCAGGTGCAGACTGTACGCTTCCTACATATCCCGATGTCCACCGACGTACAGAATGTTATTTAATTTTTAGGACTTTTGGTTGCTTTTCCTTTGGGATGTTTCTTACTACATTAATGTGTAGCATTCCATCCTTCAGCTCGACATTGGATACTTCCATGTATTCACTAAGCTCAAAGATTCTTGTAAACTTACGTGCAGCTATTCCTTTATGAACAACCTCTGCGTCAATTACCTCTTTGATTTCACCTGTAATCCAAAGACTTCCGTCCTCAATAGATACAGTAAGATCATCTCTTGTGAATCCCGCAACTGCCAAAGACAGTTGATAGTTATCCTCATCTAACTTTAGTAAATCATACGGCGGAAAAGCTGTATTGTTTACCTTACTTAGACTGTTAAATCGTTCCAACTCTCGGTTGAAACCAATAAAAAATGGATCCTTGAAAAGATCCATTGCGAATTGTGTTACCATTTTATGCTCCTTTTAAGCGAGTTAAATTAGTACCCCCATTTGGCAGGTACTAATCTATTATATCATTTAGGCAACTAAGATTGCAAGTTATTTTTTAGACTTTGATCTTGCCTTTGCAAGTGCTTCAAAATCCTTTACTTTGGTATCACCGAGGTAGGACCAGGCATATCCGTCTGAAATCATTTGCTCGTTAATAGAAATTGACTGATCATCTATAAATAGCCAGCCAAGTATTCTTCCATACTTTTCTGAAGAGTTCATTTTTTCCGTCTTTATTTTAACAGACTTTGCATCTTTTAATTTAGACTTTAAGTACTCTTTAGATTCAAGTCCTAGCTTTTTTTCAGCCAAGTCTTTTGTTCTTGATTCTGGAGTATCTATCCCAGCAAGTCTAACTCTTGATGCAAACAGTATATCAAAGCCTAGATCGATGAGGACATCAATCGTGTCCCCATCGACTACACCTTCTACTTTTTTTACGTAGTACTCGTACACTACTTAGCCTTTTTAGCTGGCGCTTTCTTTGCAGGAGCAGCCTTCTTGATGGGAGCATCGGCTGGTGCTGTTGCTGCCAACTTGTTAAGAAGTGGTACATTTTCTTCTCCAGCATATACTGGTCTTCCCCAGCCAACTACTGCATTGATAAGCTTCTTCTTGTTGTTCTTTACATAACCACGGGTTTTTTCTACGCACATTCCGCCGTTGCGCTGATCTCCCTTTGCAGTTCCTGAAGTATTTCCTTCAATAACTTGAATTGTTCCATCTCCATTATTTTTAATGCAGAGACCAACATGAGAAATACGATTTACGCCATCGTCTGGGAAATCAAAATAGATCCAGTCTCCTGGCTGAGGGTCGTCATTACGTGCATCTGACCAACGTCCTTCTTTTTTAAACTGATCTGATGCTGCTACTGTTGATGCAGACTTAGGGAATTTTGCAACTCCCGCTGTGTGAGCACACCAAGAAACAAAAGATTGACACCATGGTTGAAAGTTTACCTTCATCCATGCTCCGTACTTTGTTTCATTATCTTTTGGACCTTCAATAGTTCCAATTTCTTTTTTTGCAACCTCAATGATTGCTTCTAAGCTTCCTTTTGCTGCCATTTTATTCTCCTTTATATTCTGCTTCCAGATTCTCTCAGCGACTGTGGAGATACTTTAATAAATCTACAGTCCTCTCTGAAAGATTTTAGCGTAGGTGACCCACAATAGGACATTCCGCTTTTAACATTATTAATTATTTGTGCAATAGTCAACTCCACAGGGCCTTTATTTTCTAGATAAGCTGAGACTCCTTCTATATGCAAAGCATTTAGTGGTGGCCTTTCCCCTGTATCTTTATCCAACTGTATTCCTTCTGATGCAAGTCCTCTAAATAAAAATTTTCCATTTGTCATTCCGTCACACTCTTCATGACCTGCAAAAGCGGTTCCCATCATTACTGCACTTGCTCCACCCGCAAGAGCCTTTACAATGTCTCCGTTATTTTTAATTCCACCATCAGAAACTATTCCATTTACTTCGTCTGTCTTTACGTTTTGATAAATGTCCATAATCGATCCAAGAACTGGGGTGCCAAACCCAGTTACAATTCTTGTCGTACATGCTGCGCCTCCTCCTATACCAACTCTTACAGAGTCAGCTCCTGCATCCATCAAGTCTTTGTAAGCATCGTATGAAGAAACGTTGCCGCTCATTATATGTATGTAGTTTGGAAGAAGGGCTCTTAATCTTTTTACTGCATTTACTGCCATGTCTGTGTGTCCGTATGCAGTGTCTATTAATATAATCTTACACCCAGTAGCGAGGACCTGTTCAATAAGATCTTTATCTTCTGCCTCTGAGTTATTTACAGAAAATCCTAATCTATCGGTCCATTTACACTCTGAAACAATTTGTTTATACTGTGCAATTCTATCTTCTTTTGTTTGAAATCTTTGTACAAAAGCAAGCCCACCATTATCTAAAACCTTTTTAATCATCTTGGTGCTACTAATAAACTCCATTGGAGCTAAAACAAATGCATTGTCAAGGTGTACCCAGGCTGCTGGGTTATTGGGATTACCTATTGTAGATGTAAACTGTATATCAGACCTACTGACAACACCAGATCTTTTTGGTACAAGAAGTATATCGTCAAAACATAAAGGGCTAGTGGTTGTGTCTAATTGCATATTTAATCCTTAAGTGACTTCCACGGATTCGGTGGGAGCTTTAAGCTTGACTCTAGCATCCAATTCCACTCTTGATGCTTCTTTAACAATTCTGATAAATGTGGAACAAGTGCCCACTCTTTGCTTGCTATTGCTTGATCTGTAACAACTCGAATCTCTTCAATCATTGTTTTATTAATTGGCACAAGATGCGTTGCCATTTCAACACCACAATAGGTGTCTGGCTTAACATTGCCTAGGGTTTGTGATGCAGATATATCTTCAATAGTATATAAGGCTTCTCCACCTAATCTACGTAGCCATAGGGAGGTTTCCATGAGCAGTCTATCTGACTCTAAGTATATCTCTTTGTATACGATCTGTGACTGTCTCATTAAAACAGACTCTGTATTTAAATAAAAACCCTTTACAAGGTTTGAATATATAAATGAGTTTGACTGTAATTCCTGTAGTGAGTTAATTAATTGTTTCATAATCTTAGTATACCATTTTCTTAGCCACGAAGTCTACTACCAACCGCTTTTAGACATTATTGGGAGGCCCCAAGGTGTTGCTTTGCCAAATTGCCCTTGAAGAGTTCTTTGATTTTCTACAAATCCTCCGCTTACTGCATGAGCTAGCTTATATAAATCTGGAACTGCAAGGTCTCCTTCTTGCCATTTGTGAACCATTCTAATTTCTTCGTTTGTCCATACCTCATTGCAAACCCATTTAATTAAACGATTAAAATTATTTCTTTCTTCAGCACTTGGATTTCGCCCATCAAATGTTTCTAAGGATATAAACTCTGGAGTTGGTGACGCAAGATGAACTCTTAATGTTTTTTCTCCTGTTATTGGGTGCGTATCTACTGTCTTAAAGGACTGCTTAATCTCTTTAAGAGTCTGCTTATCTTCTTTATCGTAGGTTGCCTCAACAACTGTTAAATAGGTTATGCATTTATCTAAAAATTCTTGATCATCTTTGTTTAAATTAGCATACATATCTGTCATATCCATAAAATATGTATGTCCTGAATCTTCTGGGCAGTTAAACTTTTCCATTCTCCAGGTGGCGCCGTGGAAAGAATCGTTCTCATTCTCTACGTGCTCTGTGTGCCAGCCTAACATAAGCTGGTCTTTTGTAGCGTACCTTCCGTTTACCATATGTTTGTGGTGGTCCTCTACATAATCAGATGGGCTACGGTTTGAAGAATTTGGATACCAACCTAGGGTATCTCCAAAAAATTCCATTAGGTCTGTCTGTTGCTCTTTATTTAAATTAGCATTTCTAAATACAATGATCTTGTCTTTTAGAAAAAGATCTTTGTACTTTTCTGGATTAGACTTAATTTCTTCAATAGACGTAAACTCTGTTGTGTTAACGAGTATCATTGGGTTCCCGATTTCTTTAGTTGATTGGTTGGTATGCCGTAGCAGTTGTTGAGGGCATGACTTTGCCTTCAAACCATTCTTCTTTTTGTTTATCTTGATTTGTTTTTATTGAATTTTTAATTTCTTGAAAATCTTTATCGTATGACGAATTCTCATAATCATACGAGCCAAGCATGGTATATCTTTGCCCAGACAGGACCTCTGTGACAGCATGTACATTTTTTATGCCAACATCAAAAACAATAAAAGACCCAGTCTCTGGTTTAAATGCCAGCCCGTGGTCTCTAAATGTAAGTAGTCCACCTTCAAAATCATCATTAAGATAAATCATTGTTACAAACTTATTTTCTTGCCATGCGTTAGGAGTTCCATCAAGCTCTGCGTTATCTGCATGATCTCCTGCAAAAGCACCTGGATCCCACCTGTGTGCACTCAAGCTAATTTGTCTTAGCTTTGACTTAAATACTTTTTCTGCAAGATCTTGAGACTTTAATTGAATTTGTCTAAGCAATGGCCCAGCTTCTGGAGTGTTTGGTTTTTTGCCTGAAATTACATAAGAGTTGTAAAAGCATGAAAGCGACCAGTCATCTAGGCTATTCCAGTATTTTATTATGTTGCTACAGTCCTGTTTAGTTAATACATTTTTGTATTCAACTATGTCAGGCCTATGCACAACCTCTGTCATATTTTCTGGATAACTAAATGATTCCATATATTCATTATACCATTTCTTATTTTTTTATAGTGGGCAGTTTTAGTCTTACCCAGGACTATCTTTAAGCAGAAAGTATTTTTGCTAAAGCATTTACTGTTGCTGCAATTCTTCCGATATCACGCAATTGCTCTACAGAATAACCTTCTTCTTTTAGTGTCTCGTAATGTGCCTTAACACAAAAATGACATTTGCCGATAATAGATGCCGCCAAAGAGTAGGCTTCAAACTTGGCCTTGGTTGTGCCTCCGTGAGATGCAATTGCATTCATTCTTAGCTGAGCTGGCAAACCCTTAAGGTTTTGATCATCTGCCATTTCAATAAATGGATACCACACATTGTTCTGCGCCATTATTGCTCCCGCAGTCAAAGCAGCATTTTTTTCAACTTCATCTGTTGCGCTAGCAACAATAAAAGTTAGAAGCTTAGCGTTGCCTGTTGAAAATGCTGCTGCGATTGCAAGGTAAGTGGCATGCTCTGAATCAATAGTTGATCTATTAATAACAGCATCAAGATTTAACTTGATGTCCTTAGCATATTCTGGCAAGGAATCCTTCAGCTGTTCAACCCATGACATTATAGAGTTTCTCCACCAAGGGATCTGTTGCATGCACAGAGCTCTCCTGTTTGAAGTGCATCTAGTACACGTAAAGTTTCATCTGGGTTTCTTCCAACATCTAGATTATTGACAGTGATGTGCTGAATAATATTATCTGGATCAATAATAAATGTTGCACGATATGTAACTCCAGAAGGATGGTGGACTCCTAAATCGCTTGCTAGCTGGTGTGCTGTATCAGCAAATGACCAGGAGTTTGTCTTTTTTAAATCGTCATGTGCATTTCGCCATGCGACCTTACAGAATTCGTTATCAACTGATCCAGTCATTAAAACTGCATCACGATCATTAAAGTCATTTACTAATGCGTCATACGCAACAATTTCTGTTGGACACACAAATGTAAAATCCTTTGGATAAAATACAATAATTTTCCATTTGCCTGGAAAAGAATCTTGATTAATTACTTCAAATGAAGAATCGTCATACGACAATGCTCCAGGCTTGACTCCAGTAACGGCAAAATTACCGAGCTTATCCCCTATAGTTTTCATTTTTTCTCCTTGTATAAGCGGTTGTACATTTTGTACCCCTGGCTGGAATCGAACCAGCGACCAACAGATTAGAAGTCTGTTGCTCTTCCTCTGAGCTACAGAGGTCTAGTGCGACAGGTAGGACTCGAACCTACGATTACCGAATTATGAGTTCGGGGCTTTAACCGACTAAGCTACTGGCGCTGACATTATCAGTATATATTTTTTATACAGATTTGTCAATAGAATTTTCTACTATTTGCTGAACATATTCTGAAAAATGTTTTCTTATAGATCCCATTGGTCTTGATCCGTAAGAGTCCCATATTCTTTTATATTCAAGTATATTTGCAAATGTAGTTGGGCAGACAACAGTATTATTGTATTCCCTCATAACCGTAGGCAAAGGGACGTGTTTACTGCAACACTTACACTCTTTAGCCCTTTCTTGATATTCGCTCATATTATTTGCATCCTATCCATTGCTTCTTTTAAGTCTTCAGGCATTCTGGGTGCTCTGATCATATTATAAGATGTTGTATCTGGGTCATCTTTAGCCCCAAAATCATTGTCGTAATTCATTGATTCATAAGTATGTACATTTATTTCTTGATTATTATCAAACCTAGTTCTGCTAATTGAATTAAATATTGCACCACAAGTAGCATCGGCTAAGTCTTTTGAACCTTTTCTAGGGTGATCAACCTTATCTCTCATAATTCTAAGCTGACATAATTCATCTATAAGCAATGGTATGTGTGGACCTATTAATCTTTCTTCCGCAACGACCATTGCCATGTCGTCATAATGTTTTTTAGCGACAGATAGAATCTCTGTATTGATGCCATATTGTTTTAGTTGTTGCATCATATCATGAGAGTTCCATCTGTCAAAGGTACATACTGCTATATTAAATCCTCTTGTTTTAAGAGAAAGGATATAATCTTTTACTTCAGTAAAATCAACAGATTTGTCTGGCTTTGGTGTCCAATACCTGACTGCGTCAACCTCCACAATAGGTGCTGGCTGAGAGTAGGCATCTGTTATTTTAACGTTAACCCATTTATTAACATGTGCCATGGTTACTGCACAGTGGTCATGCTTTTGCGCTAAGTCTACGTGTATATAATATTTTTTATCTGGGTCTGGCAGGAACCACTCTTCAAGTCTTCCAAAATTGTCTACAGCAATTGCACCTATATTAAATGCTTTTTCTACTTTTTCTCTTGACTTAAAAAATGCGTCAACCGCATCTGGAGGCATGCAAGCAAATCTTGAAAGAGCGTCTGTTGGGTTTGTATAGAATGCTGTTTTAAAGTCATCAATTTTTCTAACTGGATTAACTTCCCAAGTCGGGCGCTTAAGTGCATAAACTTTAGGTATCTTGTAAGATATTATATGGTCTTCTTCCCATTGAATCTCAAACTCATTACCTTCAGTTCCGTCTGGCAACTCCTCATACATCTTAAATTTATGCTCTCTGATTATCGTTTCTTTTTCTCCAATTACGGCATCGTATCTTTGCTGTATATAATCATTCTTAAATCTTGGGAATGAAAGAAGAATTACTTTTCCAAAGTCTGGGAAACGAGAGTCTACTGATGCCCTGTACATATCATACACCGCACTACCCGTTTTTGCCTGATCGTGTCCTGTTGTATTTTCAATTGCAAAGCCAGAGATTTCATCAAGGATAACAACAATTACGTTGTAGCCTTCCCAAGCTTCACGCTCTGAGTGACCAGAGTGGACGGTGATTGCTTTATTAAACTGTATTTCTGAGGCTTTGGCATAGTACTTACCGACAAACCATGGGGACTTATCTATGCGGCTTCTAAAGCCTTTAAAAAATACATTGCTTGCCTGCTGAGAGTTTATAGCAATATTAATAATATCGATAGAGTCCCCTGGAGGTTTACCGTAATATGTAGCGGGATCCTTTAGGCATAATAGTAAATATACTATATAGGCTACAGCAATTGTTGAACAGTAATCTTTTCCAGAACCTTTGCCGAGTTGGGCTACTACTTCGTTAGCCGTTTGCTTAAACCTGGTATGGCCTTCTTCTTCTCCGAACAATTTTTTTAATGTAGACTCTTTATATATCTGTGAACTTTTTTCAATTAAAGTATATTGATATTCTGAGAGTTCTGGAAGACCTAAGTAGTTTGGATCATTGACAAATGTACGTAAGTCTACAGGCTTTTCTTCAAACTCTTCGCCGTCAAGGATATCAATTAAATCAGAAAAGTCAAATGACATTAAATCCCTTTCGGTACTTTTATATAGTTAAATAAATTATTTGAATGTGAATATCTAACATCACTCTTTAATTCATCTACTCCATGAAGACAATGTTCTTCTGAGCTATGTATTACTAAATCACCTCTTTTAGGTTGATATTCTATGCCTTGATTTGGATAAAACAATCTTCCTCCATCGAAATCATTAAAGTACATTACGAGACCCCATATATTATTTTTTTCTAATGTGTACTCTTGTCCCTCAGTGTAAAGTTTGCTTGCTGCTATTAAGTCTAAGAAGTCATGATTATCTGAATGTAATCCCCAGGTTGCACCTTTTCTCATCCGCACAATGCTAATGTTTTCTGCTAGATATATTCCTTCTTCTAGTTTGTCAGACAGCCTCTTTTTTATTGGAACTAGCTGGTCTATGGATCTATTAGATGTCTTGTGACCTTCTCCAGTAGTATTGAATCTTCCAACCCATTCTTCTTCTGTAAGGGACTTGGCAATATCTACAATAGAATTGCATTCTTCTTCTGTAACAAAATTATGATACACATATATATCTTCGCCTATTTTTTCAAATCCATCTTTATTAAACATTACTTGTAACCTCTGCATCTATATACACAGGCTCTACTATTCCAGTTATCTGAGACAATCTCTTTGCAACATCCATCTTGCATTTAGGACACCCTGCGGTAACTTCTTTAAGTATACCCACAAGTATCTCTTGCTTTCTTTCAGTCTCTGCAAGTTGTGATGCAATCTCTGTATTCTCTAATACTCCCACTGATTGAAGCATTGCTATTCTTTTTGTTTCAATATCTGCTATAAGCTTTAAGGCTCCCGCCTTAACATTTAGTTGGCCTTGGGTATCTGCGTCCTCTACGGTTTTCCAGGCCTCTTTGATGAGCATTGCGTAGTGTTGGTCCGCTCCAGATATCGCCTCTCTTGCACGGTCACGAATATTGCTATCGTTATGCACAACAGACTTCCACTCGTCTAGGTACTCTAGAACTTCTTTCCTTGAGTACCCAGTGATAGTTGCTATCTGGGTTGCTGAATTGCCCTTCAAAAGCTCTTCTACGACCTTATTCATGCGGTCAAAATGTACTGCTGGCTCTAATTCGCTCATATATAAATTATACCACGTTTTAGTTGACTAGGACTTGTTGGCAATTTTAAGAAGGATAAGGTATCCAATTAGATCATCAATATCATTATCTCCAGGAAAGGCCTGATCATTCTGAATTCTATTTAGCTTGTCATCAATACGGACTCTAATTTGCTCCTTTGAATCCGCCTTTGAAAATATACGAATTGGATCTAGCGCCGAGTTTCCATACGACACATTCTTTTTAATTAGCATCTCTGCCATCTCTAAACACTCAACAATAATTTTTTGTCCTGATGGTGCATCTGTTGCAATTAATTGAAGGTCGGTTATCCATGCCTGGTACCCGCCCGATTTATTTGGGTAGTCGCTCATTTTTTTCTTAGTAGTCCAAACTGTTGTAAATATCTCTGTATAGTCATAGCAGAGACCCCGCACTCTTTACCTATTTCTGTAACTGTTTTCTTTTGTACTACATACCTTCTATACAGCCAATCTTTACTCTGATAAAGTTTCATCGCTTAGTAAGCACCTGGTTACTATAATGTGCAATACCAAAGCTATCTGCAACATCAAAATCCACAATTTCTAAACCATATTTCTTGTTAAAGTAGTCAGCAGTTCTCTGCTTCCTCATATTCCTTAATTGATTTTTATACCAGGATTCTGCGTAGCCTGGGTTCAATAATCTTATTGCAGACTTCTCATCTTTTGTCGGATTCTTGTTGCCAATGTACGCCTGCCACGAGGATGGGCTAATAGTAATAACCTTAGCACCAGTAGACATAAGCTCAGCAATAACAACTCCATAGACATAAGACAATTTTATCACAGCATCGGGTGATCTGACAAGTATCGCACCCTCTACAGCAATATAATCACTCTTCAATTCATCTAACATCATTGCCATTTTGTTTTTTGCATCGTAAATTTTTTCATATATATCTTCACCAACTAGATTAATCTTGCCCCATTTTAAAGGAACATCGTCCTCCATTAAACAAAAAGCTATAGAGTTTGTAGAGGCATCTATGCCCAAAACCCTATTTGCTTTTGTCTTTACTAGGCTAGCTAATTTCATTTATAATCTCTGCAACTAAATCTTTTGTCTTCTTGTAGTTAATTTTTTGACAAGAAGAGCAAATATTTTCTGCATTATACCTACTTAAATCAGACTTACATTTTTTGCAATGTCTAACTGCACCATTTTTAATTGCCTTCTTTTCATAGTATTTTTCCATGATCCTTTTATTTGTTGCAATTCTACAGCACTCGTCAGAACAATACTTTTGGTTATGAGTTTTTGCGTTGAACTCTTTTTTACATTCTAGGTTTATGCATATCATATAACTGGAACCTCAAACAGCTCAATCTGAACTGTACCAATCGGGGTATCTTTACTGTAGCATTCCTTTTTGATAGGACAATATGTACAAGGCATTTTAGACTTAGTTGCCCCAGCAGGTCTCATGGGGATATCGCCGTCTTTAAAGTTGTCGTATACTTCTTGCATCCAGAGGAATGCATCTTCAATGATCTTCTTATTCTTCTCATTCATTGAAATTGGTATGATTAATATTTCTTGTGTATTTTTATTCTCATACAAAAAGAATCCCTCTTTAGCATTTTTTAGCTTCATATAGGTAAGTAGCTGAAGCATATGGTTTGCTGATGACTTCATCTCTGATTGACGAGTATCCCATACCTCTTGCTTTGCCGTCTTAATTTCTCCAATTACCGTTTCGCCATCATATTCCATAATTAGGTCTATAAATCCTCTAATCGGTGGATACTCATTAACTATCTCTTCTTCTTCCGCCCGCCATTCAGGCATAGTCGATATAAGTTTTTGAAGTCTTTCGTGAGCCTGTGTTCCTTGCGCCATGTTAGCAATTGCTACAGCATCATTATCGTCAATAAATACTGCTCCAGAAAATGCCATATACCAGTATCTAGGACACTTTCCGTGACCATAACCTAAAGAACTTGGACTAAATGTTTTCTTAGTCATTGATCCATCTGCACGTTTGGTATCCCTATAAGACTTGTCAAGTAGATCTGCAAATTTTTCTGGGTCAAAGAACTTTCCAGTATGTTTTTTAAACTTAAGGTTCTTTACAATATCTCTAGCCATTATTTGGTACCCACAACTTTTCTTTTCCTTTATTATGATATCTAGCCATAACAAACAATAAGTCTGATAGACGATTTAAATACTTAGCAATGTTTGGGTTTACGTTTTCGATCTTCCAAACCTCACGCTCTGCCCTTCTTACAACGGTCCTTGCATTGTGCAGTGGGCCTGTTGGTAAAACAAAAGATCTAAGAGGCTCTAGATATTCATTGTAGTCATCAATTACATTTTCTAAATATGTCACTCTGTTTTCAGATATTGTTATTGTTGGGGCACCTGCAAGCTCTGCACCAAGATCAAACAAGTCGCTCTGAACTCTTTCAATAATATCATTATACTCATCGGTTGCCATTCCAATAGCAGAGTTGGCCTCATCTACAGCACCTATCGCTTCCATTATAGGGCTAGTCTTAGACACCCTTTCGTTATTAGCGTTAGAGGTTTGCCCATCATCGCCAGTTTTAGTATAAATTTTACTTAGTGTTACCATCAATGACCCCTTAAAGAACGCCAAACATCTACTGCAATTTCATTAACTACAGATAAAGCAAAAACTGTTATAAAAAGCTGAGCAATAATTAATACTGGAAAAGATTTATTCTTAACCTTTTCTTCTAATAATTCTACGGCCATCTTACTTCTCCTTTAGTAGAAAATACTAGGCCAAGGTGGTCTCCTGGTTCGACAAAAGTTTCATTAATTCCCTTTTGTGCCCAGCCCCATTCATTTCTTGGAAATGGCAAGGCCTGATTCTTTTTTACTAACACGGCCCAATATGCATTTTCTGGTGGCATGTCTTGGCATTTTTCAACACTGTTGTTGGGAAAATTATTTACTCTGCAGACAACAGCATTTCCATACTTTACTGTTCCCTCTATATTATACCCATTTGTCTTTAATAGATCTAAAGAATTAACTTTACCACTGGCACCGACGCATTTCTTTTCTACTGTAGAATTATTTCCGTAGTCTACGTATAGGTTAATGCACTCTGGTTGATTAGAATTTAAAACAAACAATCCTATTGCTGAACCAATAAAAATAAACACCAGCATAATTCTTTTTTGAATCATTAGTTATACCTAACCACATACTTAAGTGCATCTACAAGTTTGTCTATAGACTCCTTTACTGAATAATATACGTTCTTCTTATTGTTATTTACTGTGCCAGCTTTATCTTTTGCAATAGTAGAATATACAGAAGCCATGACTCCAAATTTTGTCGACATTGCTTGAAGTTCCATAATTAAAACTGGAGCTTTTGCAGATGGAACTTCTGGATTCATTAGGATTTTTACAACAATTGCAAGAGCTTTATCAAGATGCTCGTCCTTCATATACTCATGAAGGTCATTGAACTCCGTAATATCACTAATAAGCTGTAGGGTATTCTTATCCTCTGTCATTTTTAATCCTCTTGTCCCAGTAATCTATGAATAGCCCTAGTGGGTATCCAGTAATAAAACCTATCATTAAACCTAATAAAAACATAGTCATTAGAAGAATAGCCTCCAGATTCCATCGCACTTTACACCGAATCCTTGTAAAGTAATTCTTCTATCGGTACTAAACGGCGCTGTTGAAAACCCAACTGAGTGCCACTGCTCTCCGCTTTGAATTAACATGTTGCCTGGGATATGATCAATCACCTCTGGTATTTTATTTAAAATGCTTTCATTAAAAACTTTTTCATTGTATGGGTTTTCATTATAATCATATTCTTTATAAAGCTTTGAAGACTCAGAGCTTGAATAAAATCCGAAGTCTTCTTGATCCCATAACAAAAATGATGCACCATTCTTTGGCATCTCTAGGGCAAGTGTAAACGCAATTGTCTCTTCTTCTACATCGCTATATCTAGACCATATATACTCAAGACATCTCTCTTGTCCGTCTGTATGCAAAGACACCCTGCCACGCCGTGGCTCTTCTGGCTCTTCTACAATATCATTTGGTCTTGCTTCCCCATAAATAAAAAATCCTGGGATGGGACCATCTACAACTAGCTCGGCTGGACCGTACTCTTTTTCTATATAATGCAAAACCTTATTATATAGGGTTGAAAAATTCTTTTGCAGTAGACTATTGCTTTCTTTAATTAAATTAATTCGTTCTTCAGTTACATCTCCGTATGGCTCTATATCAAGATATGTTGCAGTCCCTAACGTATAGTGGTGTGTAGGTCCAACAACTCTTTTCCTCCAGTGCTCACTTAGCAAGTCTATCTTATTTACATATACTTCACACTCTTCTTTAGACAAAATATTAATAACTGTATGCTTAGCCATTATAATTTTCCTCCCAAAACTGTATAAGTTCTTCTAAAATCGACCATTCAATAATCCCTAACCTAACCTTTGAATCTTTTCCTATAATAATTTTTAGTGCTGGATGCATATCTCTATTTACTTTAAAGGTATCTGTACAAATCTTTGCCCAGCTATCTTTGTTTAGAGTAAATGATGATCCTGCTTCTTTGTAATCTACAAGGAACTGCTTCCATTGTGCATCACCCTTTTGATAATCTCCACGCCCAGAATTCTTCTGTGCTTTTGCGCCGTCTCTTTTAACTTCTGATCTTTCTGACATTACCCAACACTATACCTTGTCTCATGTCCATCTTTACATACCCAACTCATCTCCATTGTTTGGTTATTAAAGTTATAAGAGTCAACATATAAATCGCACTTTGAGCAGGGTCTAATTTGCTGTATAACCTCAACCCTGTCATCAAGAGAAACAGACTCAATGGTGGTCTTGTTTAAAAATTCATTAAGATTTGGCATTGATATCCTCAATAAGCTTTTCAACTACATCTGGGTTATCTCTTAAATAAGTCACAGCTTTAGCACGACCCTGAAGTCTTTCTCCATTTACCGTGTACCAAGCTCCACCCTTTTCAACTGCACCGACCATCTCTGCAACATCAAGCGTCTCTCCGACCAGATCAACCCCTAGGGACTCTCCTTGGTAATAGAAGTCGTATTGCCCTGAAAGGTTAGGGGGGCCGAGCTTGTTGTAATCAATAATCCAATTGACTGGTCTGCCAACTCTTTGTTCAATGATCTTGTCACCAACTTTAATGCCCGCCTTAATCGCATTTGCTTCAGCTTCTGAGGACCATAACTTAATGACCGTTGAAGAAAAGAACTTGACTGCCATTCCCCCTGTTGGGATATGGGAAGCATGCATAGATCCAAATTGATTTCTTTGCTGTGAGATGAGTACCAATAGTGTATTCTTGTTTGCATAGTTTAACATCTTGACTGCGTGAGTCATATCCTTTGCTTCAGCGCCGATTTGCTTGGTGTCTTGCAAATCCTTCATTTCATTTCCATCTTTTTCAAAATAAATTGCTGGTAATAGTGCAGATATTGAGTCAACAACTATAATGTCTACTCCAGCATCCATAAGTTTTGTAGCAACATCAACCATGTCGTTAACAGTCTTTGCTGGAGAATAAATAAGGGAAGATGAATCTACTCCTAGCATCTCTGCCCATGCCTGGTCATATGAAGCTTCAGCATCAATCCAGGCGCAAGTCTTTCCTTCTTTTTGTGCAAGAGCAATCATCTGTAAGCAAAACGAAGACTTTCCTGCAGACTTATTTCCCCAAACAAGAACTTGTCGACCATAGCCAAGCCCGCCTTTAAGCGCCATATTAAGGCCAATGCTGGGCGTCTTTTGCTTTTCAACCTTTACATCTTGTGCGGCTTTTACTCTTGCCCTTGTTTTTGGATCTAGTCCTGCTAGAATATCATCTATTGCTATAGTCATTTTTTCTCTCTCTTTTGTACAATTATATCATTAAAATAAATTGCCGTGAAGTGCTGGACGAGCCTTATTTATTTCCATTTTCTTAAATAGAATTTCATCTAAACTATGAGATACAAATCCAGCATTTCGCATAGACGCATACAGGTCAAGGGTTCTAATTAGAATATCAACCATTTCTTCAACAATTTCTTCGGATCCCTTATTCTTTCTAATTGCTTCAAGGACTTCTGTTACTTCTGAATGAACTAATGCAAGCTTGTTTCCAAATACATCAAAATTCTTTGGGTTGTTCCAAAATCCTTTTTCTATCGCAGTCTCGTGCAGAATCGCAGAAAGGACATCAAGTCCATAGTCTGTTACTAGTTCTACGTCTTTACTCGAAACTTTCAATGAGCTGGTCGTTATTGAATCCTGATTCATTTAATTCCTTTAGTGTAAATGTAAATGTTTGATCATCTGAGTTGTAATCAACTTGTAATTCTTGATCTTCTGTTCCAGCGTTTATAAACAAATCGGTTGGGACTACAATTTTCCCTAGCGTTTGTATTGCTGCAATTAAAATCTTTGGTACGCTTAATGTTCCAAATACTTCTTCGGCAGTAGATACCTTAATCTCTTCTGTCATTTTATCTCCTTGATACTTAATGTTCCATCATCCAGTTTAGATAATGTTACCTTGCACTTCATTCCCTCACGCATTTTAGCTAGTGTCATTTTATACATTGCTGGGAATGCAATAGCTCTTGTGAGCTCCTTATCTCTATTTGATAAGATTAGGTGGCTCATCTGCTTTCCAGCTTTGGTCGTATAGGGAGTAAAGTTTACTACAATATACTCATCTTCTTCTAAATCGTATTCTTTCCTATATAGGTAGTCAACAAATAGGTCGTTAGACTTTGGATCTATGTCGGTAACTTTAACATACCTTGCAATTCGATTGTCCCCCACCAAAATAAAATACATCTGGTTTGTTTCAATTTGAGTTTGTTCGGTATGAAATAGACCAACAGTTCCGCTTTCATCTACAAGTTCTACTCTGGCCCAGCCATTTCCTCGCTTGATAGACTTTACCATTCCAAACATTACAAACGATCCCAGGTCGTCAAACTCATTAATAGGTCTTGCCTGCGCTTTAATTCTTGGAGGAATACCCTCAAGATTAAATGTTGGAATTCCTAAATACTCGTAGTAGTTGTCTTTTTCATTTCCTTGCCTTTTGTTATCAGGGAACGCAGCACCGCCGATGGAGTTAAGAGCAGTAACAGCACGGCTATTAATGCCAGAACCTTTCTTCGATGCTTTCTCAATAAAGTCAGCATAATCACTGTAAGGTCTTCTTTCTATTATCTTGTTTGCAATATTGTCTGAAATAAATTTTATCTCAGATAGGCCAAATCTAATTGAATCTTTTTGTAAAGAAAAATTAAGTCCCGATTCGTTAACGTGTGGAAGTAATACCTTGAGACCTAGTCTTTTTGCCTCAATTAAATATTCTGTTCTGGCGTCTTTATCATTTTCGTTTTTAAGAATTGAAAACATGAACTCAAGAGGATAATAGGACTTAAGCCAAGCAGTATAATAACTAAGCATAGAGTAAGCAACAGCATGGGAACGGTTGAAAGAATAACCAGCATGCGCTTCAAAGTCGTGCCAAAGCGCCTCTGCTTTTTTCTTAGTAATGTGTTCTGAAGCCCCAGTAACAAACTTATCCTTGAACTGGTCAAACTCTTTTGCATCTTTCTTCTTTCCAATAATCTTGCGGACCTTATCAGCCTCTGCCCAAGTCATACCTCCCAAGTGTACGCATGCCTGCATAACTTGCTCTTGATATATAATAACACCATATGTGTTCTCGGTGAACGGCTTCATAATAGTGTGGCTAAAGTCAACTGCCTCATTGCCATTTTTTCTATTAATATAGGCAGCGCCTACAGTATTCATAGCTCCTGGCCTTACAAGTGCATTTGAAGCGGCAAGATCTTCAAACTTATCGACACCCATTTTAATCAATAGGTTTGTGTATGGAGTTGCTTCTGCTTGGAAAACTCCCTTTGTATACCCTTCGCTTAGCATCTGATAAACCTTTGGATCATCAAGTGAAAGTTTTGAAAGGTCAATCTCTTTTCCTGTTCTCTCCTTGATTGATTTCAGTGTGTCAGATATTACAGACAATGTCTTAAGACCAAGTGCATCTAACTTAATTAGGCCGATATCAGCAACTGTATCCATATCGTATGCAACAACAGGAATTCTCCCAGAAACTTTGTCTTGTGAGTCCTCACGAGACTCTACTGGTGCAAACTTTCTTAGATCATCTTTTGCTACAACTACACCTGCAGCATGCACTCCAACTGAACGAATACGCCCACGTAGTCTGTCTGCCAGCCACACAACTTCTGGGTATCGCATTCTAAATTCTTTTGTATTTGGAGAATCAATAAAGTCTTCAAATGTATCTACAGTTTTTAATGCACGATTTACTTCTTGAAGTGGCACCATAAACACACGAGCAGCATCTCTTACAACGCCCTTATCTTTAAAATAAGTGTATGTGGAAATAGAGGCGACGTGCTTAAACTTTTTCTTTAAATAATCCTTAACCTCTTTACGACGACGATCTTCAAAGTCAGTATCAATATCTGGAAAGTCATTACGTTCTTCATTAATAAATCTGAAAAACAAAAGGTTATATTCAATTGGATCTACATCTGTAATTCCAAGTGCGTAACACACAAGTGAGCCTGCTGCCGAACCACGGCCTGGGCCAACACGGATGTCATTTTCTTTTGCCCAATTAATCATATCTCCGACAACTAGGAAATAAGATGCAAAATTCTTTTTAGCAATAATAGATAACTCTTCGTTAAGCCTGTCCATATAAATAGGGTCTGAAGCCTTCTGAAGGCTCTCTAAGCCCTTTTCAGCAAGCTCCCTTAGTCTTTCATCGGCATCTGTCTTTGGGACTGGCAGAAGGTCTAGGCTCTGATAGAAGTCATATTCTCCTACCTTGTCTGCAATTTCCATTGTATTCTCGTAGATGTCTGTTCGATTAATTCCAGCCTTATTAAAGTCTGCCTCTATCTCAGAACGGCTTTGAATAAATAAATTCATATCTTGGAATGATATTCTACGGTCAGGATAAAGATAGTTAAATCTATCTAACATATCCTTCATATTTCTAGACATATCAAAGTCAGCATCTTTATCAAACTTAGGAGATGTTGATAGGATAAGTAATGCTTCTTCTAATATTCTATCTTCTTCTTTAGCAAAGTGAGCATCTCCAGTTGCCACCGCCTTTATCTTGAGTTCGTCAGCCAGCTCCAAAAGCTTTGAATTGATTTCTGGCGGATTATGAGATTGGACCTCAATATAAAAGTCTTCACCAAAAGTTTTCTTAAAATCTTGGAGTATAAGTTTTGCTTCCGAGAATTCCTGGCGTTCAATAGCCTTACTAATAAGTCCGTTAAGGCAGCCAGACAATACGATAATACCTTCTGCATATTCTTTTAAAACCTCTCTGTCAATTCTAGGCTTGTGATAAAAGCCTTCGTTCCATGCTAGCTCTTGTAGAATATTTATATTCTCCAACCCCTTTTTATTTTTCGCTAGCAAAATAATATGGTTATAGGCTTGAATAGACTTGTCTGTTTTAGAGGATCTATCAAACCTATCTGTTGGAGAAATGTACGCCTCAACACCAAGAATTGGCTTAATGCCAGTTTCCTTTGCGGCAATTTGCATATCTCTGTGTGAAGAGAGAGTGCCATGGTCTGTAATTGCAATCGCAGTTTGCCCAGCATCTAGTGCTGCTTGGCATAATTCTTTAGGTGAATTTAGTCCATCCATTAATGAATAATAGGAGTGAACATGTAGGTGTGCAAAGCTCATTAGTATCCGCCACAGCATTCATTTCTAGTGTGATATAACCTAATTTTAGTTAATATCTTTTTTGTTGGTGCATATAAATCTTCTTTACAGCATCCACATTTCATATGCCATTCTCTAGCAAAGAAATCGTATACTGCACCTACATAATTTTTATACTTATTTGAAACAAATGTCTCAAATGGATCTGGTATCTCGTATGTGTTCATATTGACAGTCTACTAAATAGAATAGGGGCAGTCAATAGACTGCCCCTAACTAATTAATTTACCAGTCTACGCTGCTGCTTGATGCAGAAGCTTCTTCTGTGTGTCCGCCTTCACCAGCAAAAAATGCTTCTTGCTCTGTGTAAGGTAGGTCACGAACTGCAGTTGTTTCCAAATCGTACAGTTCGAGTGATGATGAATCAAATGGTGTTTCATCTTTTGCGAGTGGGATGATTGTATAACTTGTGTCCGTCTTTGTTCCTGAACGTTTGATACGCCACATTAGATTTGTGATTGAACCCATTTCTCCTGCGTATTCAATTAGTGTAGGTGTAATTGTCTTTCCGCTTGAACCTTGAGAAAGAATTGCCACGTATGGATCTTCTTTGCCGTCATCAATAAGAACGTTTGTATAAAGTCGTGAACGACCTTTCCACCCAGCCTTATAGTCCTTACGATGCTGTTCACATCCGTAACACTTACCTTGATCCTCCATAGAACATAAAGCCTTACGGCGATAGTCTTTTGGATTTGTGTGCTCTACGGCAATAAAGCCTAAGCCATTCTTTTCGTTGTATGTTGGAGAATCTGGATCAAGCTCTTGAAGGAAACGAACCTTCACGCTTTCTGCATCTTCTAACTTGGCCCAACGAGCCTTCACTCCATCTCCGCTTGAGTGTTGCGGTGCATCCATAACCTTATTTAGGCCTTTTAGTCCTTTAACGATACCCATTGTATCTCCTTAGTTTATAGTTGATGGTATAAATCCATCTGTGTTATTAGTATAGCATTACCAACTGACATATTCAATATGAGAAACAGAATTTTTTATACATTGCTGTATTTCCTGATCCGTCATATCTCCTACATCTTTTGCGTCATGAGGGTATATCTTACCATAGTCATAGGAAGCCCACAAGATGTCTTTTGTATTTAATCTATTTGCAATACTTAGACCAAGCTCACGCCCAGCCTCATCAGCATCAGTCATTATTACAATTGTGCTGAAATATTTATTTAGTAGCCTTTGCTGCTCTGAGGACAGAGATCCTCCAAGAGTGGCTACAACATTAGGAAAGCCAGCCTGATGCACACGGATTGCATCAAAGCTGGACTCTACTACTATGACATTACTGCCAATTTTTTTAGCACGATGTATATTAAACATCGTTTTGCTTTTAGGCAAATTTGTACTATTCTTAAAAGATTTTCCTTCGATAGATCTGCCAACAATTCCAATTGCAATTCCGTCTGGGCTGTGAACTGGTACAGTAACCATCCCCATATTCTTTGAGTATCCTAGATTAAAATCAATAATTGATTGTGACTCTATGCCCCTAGACTTAAAATAATCTTTGCCTTCTTCCGCTGAAGAAATCTCAGAGTATAGTTTATCAAGAGTCTCTTGTGGGAACTCTTCAAAGTCTGGTTTCTCTTCCATTAGCCCAGATAGCAATTCGTCAAAGTTTTCTAGAGCTTCGTTTTGCTTAGACCCGATAAATCTAAGGGCCTCAAAATCATTCTTGTGCAAGATTCTTTTAACTAACTCAACAAGGTTTCCAGACTCTCCGCATGCTGGGTTGTAGCAGAGCCACGCTCCGTTCTCACAACTAATGCTAAAGCTTGCCGTATGTCTATTAGAATGAAACGGGCAATACAATAATAGGTTATTGTTTGCCTCTGAAGTTTCGTGTAGCCCTAGAGCTTTTACAATTGCTTTTACTTGCGAGACAGCGTACTGCGTGGAATCAGCTTTCCTTGCGTAATTGCTTCTGAGTGCCATGCCTTCCTCTTTCCCACATATGTTCCATAGAGTGTCATTAAGAACACCCATGTTGTACCGTCAAATTCTACCGAAAAGTTAGTATCTATGTCAAGTACCCTAAGATATCCCTTATCTCTCATCTGGTGCGTAAGCATACTTTCATATTGATGCTTAATACGAACCATATCAGAGTCGTCTAGAAATTCAACTCTAACTTGAAATCTTTTTATCGGTTTGTGATTCATTATTTTGGAATGGATTCTCATAAATCTCTTTGACGATACCCCTGTTGATATCCCAATCTAAGTATAAACCAAACTCGTGTCCATGTCGATTCTTGCGTGAAACAATCTCAATCATGTTAGTTCCTGGATATCGATGCACTGCCATAGCCATATCGGCATCATATTCAATTGCCTTTGACCAAGCTACTTGAGACATCATAGGAGGATTGTCTTGATCTGACACATCGTCTGCAGTAGCAGCAGTAATATCAATAATTGGAATATTGTTAGATACTGCCAGCATCTTAAATTCACGAGAGACATTTCGGTTACGCTCAACTTCAGAATTGCTTCGCTTGTTATCATTAAACAATTGATGGTAATCAAGAATAACTAAGTCTGGCTTATGCTGATCTATCTTGCCTTGAATAGTTGCTGGAGTAACTTCAGTATTTCCTTCGTTTGAAATCAAAATAAAGCTGTTCTTGTTTTCGAACTTCTTCTGTGACCACGAACGGAAGTCATCTATATTAATATCACCCTTTGAAAAATCAGAAGCTTTAAATAATCCAGAGCCTAGCATAGTATAAATACGGTCACGCATATTCTCTGGAGACATTTCAAGGGAAACAATCATTGGCTTAAATCCTTGTTCCCAGGCTTTACAGGCAAGGTATGAAGTAAACCATGTCTTACCACGCCCTGGCCAGCCGATAGCGACGATTAGGTGTCCTGGGGCCATGCCTGTTGGGTATGCCAAATCTATGGCCTCAAAGCCCGTCTTGATGCCTGGAGAACCACCCATTTCGGCAGACCTAACACGAAGCAACTCCATATGCCTAATTGCAGCATCCGCATCTGTAATATCTAAGTCTCTTACGTTATTAGTAAATCGGCTTAGCCCAGCAAGTTGGCTTTGCATTTGTTCTAATACTCTTGAAGCTGCATCTTCTTTTAATGCTGAGCCGCTTTTCAATAAAATGTTCTTTAGCTTTGCAGACAAAAATTCATTCTTAAGTGTGTCTAAATAATAACCAGTCTCTGCTTTTGTTTCTACTGGCTCAAAGTCTTTAAACTTTTCCTGAAGGATCCCAACTTCTGGGACAGCCTTAAACTTATAATAATATGACTTTAGGCCTTCCCAAATATCTTTATGGGAGGTGAATAGATCGTCTACATTGTCTGCTAGTAGCGTACTGATATCTTTATTCTTACATACAGCAGATATTAATGTTGCTTCTGTATTCATTCTATTCCGCCTTGCTCTACCATCTTCTTCGTTTCTTCCAGTAACAAACGACGCTTTTCTTTATCCTTTTCAATCTCAGTCTTTACTAAATCCATCTTGTCAAAATTATAAAAGAAGAATTGAAGTGGGTGCCCATTCTTAGTTAGCCCAAAATAATACTCTAGTAATTCTTTTGCACGAGTATATCCTACACTATCAATGACATCTTGCATAGCCCACTTTTCACGGAACTTATTAATTGTCACAGCCTTATTGTATTTATCCTTATATAGATTCTGATACAGAGTCAAAAGGATATAAGGCTCTTTGCTATTTGCCACGCTTTAGCTCTTCTTCTACTTCTTGCGTCTTTTCAATAAGTTTGTTTTCAACAAAAGCATATACTCTTTCTGTTGCAGCATCAACCGTCTCACCTTGGCGGACATCGTCTTCAACGCCTATTCCAATTTTAATGCTCTCATAGTTTCCTAGATTTCTAGTAAATGATAGGTCAACCTTTACCTTCGTTGTCACTTGTGCTCCTTCTTAATATGGTTAGATAATGTTATGTGTGCAAAATCAGATCGTACTTCAAGTTCTTTATTGCATTCAGGGCATATTACTATTCGGCTACTTGCCATCTTTGTCACCAACAACTTTGGTAACAACAACTGGACCGTTTAAAGAATTCCAGTACTCGACTTCTGCTTCACGCTTACGCTTTTTTGCAGCGCCAGTCTCAAGTGTGTACCGTGCCATTTCAGCCATTACTCCGCCTTCCAGATTGGAGTGAACTCAAACTTATTAATACACTTAACACAAATAGCAAAAACATCTGGCTCCATAATAACTGGATACACCTTAGCCTTTTTACCTAAATCCCTACCGCATTCCTCACAATAATTCATTACTCCGCCTTCCATACAGGTACAAATTTTCCCTCGTCTGTCTTAGTATACAATATAAAGTTGTTTTTGAGAAGCCCCAATAATTCTGCCTTTGAAGGAAGATCAGAAGAATGCCCTGAGTCTAATATATGCTGATGTATGTCAAGTATGTTCTTTTGATTAAACATATACTTAGACCAGTACTGGCTGTCTGGTTCTCCTATTGGATATATTTTAGTTGGAGTAATTACTTTACCCTCTAAAATATAATCCTGTATTGTAACTCTATGTTTATTCAGCATAGCAGATACTTGTACGATTGTATATGCCGTCTCCATATTCTTTTTAACTTGGGAGTATGGATACATAACTCTTTTTTTATCTGGGTAGCACCAAGCAACTATCTCATCCTTGGATCTAGATGAGCTTAGCACCTTGTGTATTTTATCGTTTAAGAAGAAATACCGTAAAACTTTTGGTTTGCTGTCTCTTTTTGATCTAGCCATTTCCCGAAAGCACTCGTTTCTTTATTGCACATCCAGCGTTTGCCGCACATGATACAGAATAATTCCATATGTAGTTTCTGAGAAAAAACTCTATCTACAAAAACTCTACCGCTGCATTTTCCACACCACATTATAAAGTAAACAACTTTCCATCTACAACGCAAGAGTAGTCTGGTGCAATATGAATCATTTGAATATGAGGATAGTCGTTGACAATATGTGCTACCGCAAATCCCTTTTGCCAGTCGTGGTGCTGACTGTATTTCATTCCATCACTCTTTTCATCACACATATGGCCGATTTCATATCCACGAAGTGTTTCTCCTTCGCCGTTGTTTCTAAGTTCATATGTTACCATATGGGAAGCAATTCTGTGTGAGTGTCCACGAATCAAAGAAACCTGTAGGTCTTCTACATCTTTTCTAACTGATCCTGTAGCTGCAATTGAAATACCGTGGTGTACGTGTATGTCTCCAAAGCGTCGCTTAGGTAGTTCATTATAATAAATATATTCATACCCCAAAGAGTCTAGGCTCCATAAAGATTCTGGTGTAACCTCACTGATATACTCTGGAAGCTTGGCATCTACATAATTAAAGACTCTAATGTCATGGTTGCCTAATGCAGAAAACAGTTGAGCATCTGGAAGCATCTCTCTTGTCTTTGCATAGAAATCTCTAGCGCCCTTTGCTTCATGACGCATCATTGGAACAATTAAATCTCCGCTTTCAGTCTTATGATAATTTAAGAACTCTGCAGATCTTCCTTCTGTATACTTGCTATAACACGCCTGATCATCTGTATCGCCTAGGTAATCAACAACGTCTGGCTTAAACCATTTCATTACTTTAAACCATAGGGCAATCATCTTATCATCTTGATACGGGAACTGCTGATCGGATGAAAGCATCCATTTTAAATCGTTGCTCATTGTCTACCTTAATACGTAAAAAAGTCACGGGTACGTGACTTTGATGTTACATTTATTGTAACATATTGGCCTAGCTTGTCAAGAGGCTATTTTGTAACTAATGTTCCTGCAGCAAACAATGTATATTTAACTGTAGTGTTTGCAGTAGCAGTTCTAAATCTAATGACTGCACTTGTTGAGGTTACGCTTTCTATTTGTGGAAAAACTTGTGAGTTTGCCCAGGATGGAGAAGTTTGTCCAATTGTATTTATCTGAACCCACACATTAGGAGTTGAAGTAAATTCAACACCCTTTCCAAAAGATACCGTAGTTGTAGTACCAGCGCCTGCCGACTTTATTGCCTTACTTCCTGCAATAGCAACTATTGTAGAAGATACTGCGGCTGGTGGAGTCTTGGCACCAGCGTTTTCTATATTAATAACAGTAGGTGCTGTAGGTGCTGCAAGGAGATTTATATTTTGAATCATTGCAGCAATCAAATCAGAGGTTACTGGATCTCCTGCTGATATCTTGGTTGGTGTAAGTTGTACCATTTTTACTCCTTTGGTTGCTCCTTTGGAGCTTCCATTTCTTGAATTCTTATTGTTAGCTGAGTAATCTCAGCACGAAGAACAGCAATATGAGTCTCATATTGTGAGACGATCTCACCAATTCTTTGTTGTAATGCCTGTACTACTAGTTCTACTTTATCCATTTTATTCCTTTTCTATTTAGATTAAGGATACCATTAAGCACCTATAGCGTCAAGTCTTTGTTTTAAATTACTGATCTCCAGGCTTTGTTTTTGTATTAGGGAAAGCATTCCTGGAATTATAATGTTGGTGTTCCATCTCTCTGGAAGCCCATCGTCATTATAATCTACCGCTGAAGGATATACTGATTCAACTTCTTCTGCTATAAATCCAGGCATCAGAACTCCAGACCTTTGATCAGATTCTGAAAGATGCTCTGCGTTATACCTAAAAGCTCTAACTGGAATACTTAATAGATTTTCTGGATTCAATGCGTCTATGGTATCTATATCAACAATATCAGTTTTGTACCTTCTACTTGAAGATGTGTTTACTCTTAAAAATCCGCTTGACTGTGTTATAAAGTTTGCGGTAGTTGCCGTACCTAATGTATTAGCGTATATATTTCCGCCAGAAAGTAGTTTAGTTTTTACTGTGGTTCCGTTGTCATCATTATCGGAGCCGTTGTGACCAACCATTACGTTTCCGCTGATTCTTACGTCATTCCATCTGTAAGTTCTTGTTCCTAAATCAATGTTCGGGGCACCTGGCATGTATGGATAACAATGAGATGTCCATCCTCCAATAGAGGTGTTCTTAAAACCAATTGAGCCAACCACTAGTCCAGCAGTAACTCCGCCAAGACTTCCTGCTGAATCAAAATAAGCAGCAGTGTCTGAAGAAGTATTGATTGCTACTCTTCCGCTAAATGTTCCTGATGCTCCAGAAATGTTACCCTTAAATTCTGCGTTTCCATTGGAGTTGATTGAAAACATTACTGCTCCAGCGCTGTTATACGAAGCAATGCCTTGGCTATTTAATATAACCATATTTGCACCTGCTGTAGCTGTAGTATCTGTATTTATCTTAAACCCTGTTGAAGTTATTGTAATACCATTAGCTGTTATAGATGTAACTTGATTTTGAGCATTAGCAACAAGATATCCACCTGCAGTTAGCTTTGTGTCTAAAGCTGTTTTGGTTGCATATGAAGTATCAGTTCTTTGTGTCCATACAGATCCTGTCCAAGTTTTTATTATATTGCCCTGACCAGTATCGATCCATATGTCTCCTACCTTTGTTGCAGTAGGTGTAGTTGCTTGTGCAAATGTAGCATTCTTTGCTCCAACCGAAGTACTTAAAGATGTGCTTAGAGTTGTTAGATCTGATGTTTTTGCATAGCCCTCAATTTGTGGAGAGCCTGTAAATATTGCTCCAGCTGCTGTTAGAACTCCAGTTGTAGAAACTCTGAAAGGAGCATTTGATGATGATGTAGAGCCAACCCAAATTCGATAAGTTGGATCTGTTGCGCTGAGTCTAACCGCAGATCCTAATGTTCCAGTTTTATCTCCAACTGATATGTTACCGTTGCTGTCTAGTATAGTATTATTTTTTGAAATAGTTCCTACAGTTTGTGCACTTCCATCAATTGTCCATCCTCCGATAAATCCCTTGCGGGCATCAATGGTTCCGTCTTTTGTAATTGCAACTGTTGCATCTGTGACTAGTCCGTTATATGCAAATAAGCCTTCGTTATTTAATCTTAAGCGAGCTCCTGATGTTGCGGATGCTCCTGCATAAAGGCTTCCGCTTGTAGTGCCTCCTGTTGGAATTGCAAGCTGAACGTTACCTGTAAATTTTCCACCAGTTGCTTCAATATTTCCAGTAAGATTTAAATCTGTTCCATTCCAGTACATAAACTCTGTCGAATTACCAACCCTAAACTGTCCAGTAGTTAGCCAGAAGTTATTTCCAACATTGGTTGTTGATTTGTTTAATATTATGCCATGGTAGGTTCCCGCTGTTAATGTTGGGTTTGCCAAAGGCCCTGTATTTAAATTAATGCTTTGAGCAATTCCAGTTCCTATCTTAAATAGGTCTTGTGTGGCTCCTCCAATTGCTATAAAAGATTTAAGTCTTGCTAGTGCTCCTACAGCAGTGCCGTCTGCATCTGATGCTATAAATGTACTTGTTGCTGCTCCAGTCCAGTTAACGACGTCATATGGCGTAACGCCAGCGACTTGGTAGTAGTATGTCGTATTTGGAATTAATCCTGTTGCGGTAAAGGTATTTGTTGTTCTGCCATCAACTGAAGCGTACTCCCATAGAGGCGTACCTGTTGAAGGGTTAGTTGTTGACCATCTTATTGCATATCCTGCTGTCTTAGTGTCTGTTGATACGGCCCAAGTTAAATTTGATACTACGCTAAATCCACTTAAATCTTTTGGATCAATTGATGCTGAAGCTGAAGTAGTTGTTGGATTTGCAACAGTAAAGGTAGTATCGGGATCTGGATTTAATGGTGTAACTGTTAGTATGGCAGATTCAGATCTATTTGTATCAAGCCACTTATCTCTAACTACAACCTTAATCCATCTTTGTGCGGTACTTCCCGTCTGTATTGTTACGTTTGTAGAAGTTCCTACGTAAACAATATATGGATTTGAAAAGTCAGCAGATAGGCTTTCGAAAATAACAACATCTTCTTGTACGCTTAGAGGATCCATATCAAATTTAACTGAGTAGGCTCTATATCCTTGAGTAACACTTAAATTAATAACTGGCTTAGTAAGGTTTGGTATATCAAATCCAAGCTCTATGACTGGAGAGCGCTGACCTTCAGTTAATTCTTTTGTTTCTGCATCTTCATATAAGTATGTAAACCAAAATCTGTACTTCTTGTCTTTAACAAGAGGAAGTCTAATTATTTTATCGTAAGATCCTGTAGGTGCAGTTTTGGCAGCTTCAGCAGATGCTGTTGGAGTAGTCTGTAAATCTGGCGGAGTATATCCTTTCCAAGAAGCTGTTGTTGGCATTTTAGAAGTTTAACCCTAATCTGTATTCTATATCCATCTGTCTTCCGATTGATTTTCTTATTGGGTCTGTAAGAACAGATCTGCTAATAAGACCATAATCTGATCTAAATGAATCTTCATCATTAATTCTAAGCCCATCAAATAATACATTTGTTGAGCCTGAAGATTTTGCTTTTGCTCCAACCGATACTTTAATTATTGAAGATTTGTCTGGAGTTCCAGCGCCAAACCCACTTGAGTACAGGTTGTTTAAAGTTAATTGTTTAATCTTGCTTCCAATTGCTGGGTCTCCAGCATATCTGATTTCATAATAATTAGTAGAAGAGCTATAGAATCTAACAAATACATAGTCTAGATTTAAATCGCTTTGAACATATGCAAGTGTAAGACTGTCATTTGGACTATACCCATTTATGTCTATATCTATGCTGGATGAATACTGTTTACTATTTGAAGCTGCTGCTGTTAATGATAAATGATTTGCTCCAATTCTTGGAGTTGGAGAAGTAACTGCTGTTGAATAGGATCCGTCATCATTTGTCCATTGCTGATAATCTGAAAATGTTGATATAGATTTGCTTGCATAGTCTGTTGACCCAAGTGTGACACTTGGGAATAAACCAATTTCAGAAACAATTCCAGAAACATCTACTGGTAGGGTTGTTTTGTAAACAACCCCATAGGTGCTTAATCCTGATGTTGTGCTTGTCTGTATATCAACACTTGAAATATTTACCTGCGATCTATAAAATTCAAAATCTAATCCTGTATTGTTTTCTGATGCAACGGTTGAGCCTATTCCAACAGCTATGTCTTTATTGTTTGTTGTTGCTTGCCCCGCCAGGTACTGGGTTATATATCTCTTACCAAACTTGGTGAGAATGTTTTTAGATCTATAAATTTCTTTCCCGTCTTCATAAAAGCGGTACTCTCCTTGTAACAACAATTTATTGTCCATATCCATTTACTCCTACTACTTCTGCTCCGACATGATTTTTTACATTAAATTTAAATTCTACGTATTGATTTTTATTTCCATCTGTTACAAGCGTTTTACTTATTAAAGTTATATCCTCTAGGTTTGGAGCACCAAGACCAGCAAGTGGGTCATCTTCAATTTCTTCCTCAACATCATCCAAGAAGTCTTCTATATCATCTTGGATTCCTTGAATCTCTGCTTGAGTTAAAGTAGACGGATCTACAATTAGATACAGGTCTGGGTTAAGGACCTCTATAAGCTTATCTCCTGGAAATAATAATAACTTCTTGGCTTTAGGTGATTTAGCTGCCTGTTGTTTTTGGTTGCTCATATTAACATTCTACCATTTCATCCAGTATAAATCGATCTGCACATTAAATTTGTAACAGGTGCGCTTTGGTCGTCATAGCTATTTTCTACTGTGAGAACAACATATTTCCCTACTGGGTATGGGGGGTTTACGTCTTCTGAGGAATAAAGCTGGTTTTTAGGATATGATATTTCAACTACATCGCCTATCTGTATTAAAGGATTAATAAATGTCTCTATGCTGACAACCCTTTGTTGCTTAGCCCATTGTTTTGTAATCCATTCAGATAGCTTGGCTGCCTCTGTTTCTTTTTGTATCCATAGGGAATCAAATGCAATTTCTTCCGCCCTATCTGCATCGGTAAGCTTAGGGTCAATGTATTCAAATGAGTCTGATGGGGTTATTTGATTACCCACAATAACAAATGATTTTTGCTGGCCATTGGCAAGGTCGGTAAACGTTCCAGTATTATTCATAACAAATACATCCATTGTAAATGGGTCAAGGGAAGATCCTACTAGGGTTACGTCATTGTTTTGAACTATTACTGGATATAGGGGATAGCCTGGAGAGTTTGTGTATCTTCCAGTTATTCTTCTTAGCTCACGGGCGACTGGACCGAACTCCCTTAGCCATACATCTGTCTTTGGCTTATCACTCTTATTAAATATAAAATCGCTAAATGATTTTACCATGGACGAGTTGGTTGAAAGAAATCCTGCATAAGCATCAAATGAAGTAGTGGCTCCAAATTCTTCTTTTGTAAGGCTTGCTGTGTAAACATAATCGAATGATGTTGTTCCCTGTAGTGAGGCTATTCCTATTTTATTTGTAAGGGTAAGTGGTGAAGAATCTGTAACTCCTATTATCTTTCCATTTAATGAAATTTTAAATACTCTATTTTCTGTAGAGCCATTCATAATAGTCATTGCTTTAATTTCAACCTTATATAAATCTCCGCCATTTATGTTTGTTATAATAGTTCCGTCTGCGTCTTTTTGGCTTGTTATCATGGCCACAGGCTTGCCAGCAACTATCTTATAGAAATTAACATCTCTGTATGTCTTATCTCCGTTGTTATTCTGAGAAGTTCCAATAGACAGTAGGTAGCCGCTTTTATTATCTGCGCTTAATGAAAATGCAATTCCAGCAATTGTCATCTGGTTGCCCGTTTGCTTCTTTGTATCTTTATCTACCATTAATGGAAAATACATATTGGCGCCAATTACAAATGCTTTATCAGGGCTAGAGTTATACTGAGCTTCAGCTGTTGCAATTTTATATATTTTATTTGGAATGTATTTGTCATCAGTTGGTTTTGCTGGATCAGGGCTTGGCACGTACTTAACGTCTTTAGCAAATATTGTAGCCATAGATCTAGAAACACCATTATATAAAAGTCTTTGCCCATCTGAGCCTTTTGGATCATATTGAGGAATGCTTGTGGTTAACATTGATCCTGGACTATCTGTAAACACTCCAGTCTCCGAGTTCCATTCTTTTTGTGTCCAGCCGTCATCGGAGTTTCCTAAAAGGTGTGTCATGTCTTTATCCATTGCTGCTTGTGTATAAGAAGCGGTTACTGGACCAAGTACACCGAATGCATTTCTTGTTTTAATTCTATAATTGTTAGTTGGTTTAAATGATGATGGAGTAGCAAGCCCCTGAAATTTAGCAACATCGGAATCTGTTGCTATCCACTTATACTTTGTAGTTCCAGTGCCTATCTCTGTGTAGCTGTATTCTATGGCATCATATTCTATTATTTCTTTTTCTATAACAAGATACCCGCTAAATGTATATTGAGCTGAACCTAGTCCAGAAATTACTACTGGTTCACAAGAGACTATTCCCTTGCTTGCAACCTCTCCTGAGTTGTTTGTATAAGACGGCTGTGTTGGCAGAATGTTATTTACTATAGCAGATGCTCCTAGTGTTATGACTGGGGCATCATATAAATTTTCTCCTGTTCCTCTGTATGAACTTACAAGCTGAGGTGTGTAAACTATCTTAACGGCTTTAACTGATGGAACATTTTCAATTGAAATAGAAGAAATATTTGCAAGATTAGATCCTATATTTCTGTCTCTTAGTTTAAAGCTAGTTTGCTTGTCTGCTTTAAATATATAGTCTCTTGGGTAAAATTGTAAAACATCAAATTCGTCAAACGTTGCTATCATCTGTGTGTCTTTACAAAGATCTTGTATGTGTTGCCATACCGTCTTGCTATTATCTGTATACCAGTGATATGGTGTTATAACAGTTGTATCTGTAGTCGTAAGGTTAAAGTTATAATTAGTAAACCCAACTGAATCTAGCAGCCTTCTTATAATAGCAACCGATGTCATATCGTTGCAAACAATATCTGGTGGCTTAATGTACTGTAGCTCTTTGGCTCCATCAAGACCTGTTAGGCTGATATCTCCAAACTCGCTTACTGAAAATGATTCTGTGTAAAACACGCCTAGACTAATCTTGTCTGATCCAATTTTTACAAATGGCTTGATTATTACGTCTTTGTATAAATTAAATTTGTTTTTATTAAATGCTACGCTTTTGTCATAAGATTCGTATGCTCTGTCGTATCCATTTATATCTAAGAATATAGAGTTGGATGTGACATCTCCTACTGGAATTATTCCAGATACGTCGTCTGATGAAGACTTGTTTATAGTCATTGAAACTAATCTGCTTGTGATATCTACTACATATCTAGGTGATAGCTCTATTACTCCCACAAACCCGCCTGCTGTATCTAATGAAGATATTTCTAGTTTAAGTCCGCTTAAATCAACTCCTGCAGAGGGAGTTGTAAATTCTGTTGTTGTCCATGCTGTTCCGTTCCAGTATAGGTTTACTACGCCCTTCATGTCATCTGTGACTGTAATGTTCGATACCACGGGAACTTCAGTCCCAGTAAGTCCTATTAATTTAAGAGACCAATTAACTGGTTTTGAGTGTGACGTTTCAAATTTAACTACTATCTTATTTGTAACTGCAGTTTTGCCTGCTGGGTATACTGCAGTCAATACGCAATTAGATAATGATGTTGATCCCGCTGCTGCTTGTGGAGTTACCCAGTATTTATAAACCATTTTAGAGCCAGAGAAATATAATCTAGCTGGAAAATTTGCTGCAGTATTATACTTACCTATAACTCCTGAAGCTTTATCTTTTGCTGTGCTTGGGTCATCTAGGATTAAATATTTAATTCCCGCAAATTTTGGTCTTCTTGGATCAAGAATTGATGATACTGGGAATAGCTTTTCAAATGGCTTGTATGTGTATCCTGATGTTTGGTCTGTTTTTGTTACAGTGAGTACACCGTTTGGATCATCAATCTTTGCCCCATCAATCAATGCATTCATATTATATTCAACCCAGCATCCATTTTGCATAGATATTGATTGAGATTGATTTAGAGTAGTTATTGTTTCAGGTGCTGCTGTTAACATTATACTTCTTCCAGGCCTATAGAAACATCCCAAAATTCTTGTGGAGAATCAGCAGTCTTTTCTTTTACATTTCTCTTAACCACGGTAAATGAACATGATGTAAATGACATTAATAGTATCTCGTCTCTAGCCGCAACTCCATTGTATGATATCTTTACCTTAAATGTATTCTTTCCCTTGTCTCCATGATAAAACGCTCTAATAGAAGCCGCTCCATATCCGCCATCAACAGTCATGGCGTCATTTGTTGGCAGCATGCTCCAACTAGTATTTATAGTTTTCTTATCAGCAATCCATACTTTTCTAAGTGTCCCGCCAGACATTCTTTGAGTCTTTTCAATCCTCTCAGTATCAATTGAAATTGGTGACCTATTATGTTCTGAAAGCTTAACCCAAGTTGGGGTATCTGTTAAAGAGGTATCAAGGTATAGAACTGATCCTACTGGCAAAGTCATTGTCATGTTTTAATACTCACATTCATTGGGTTTCCTACCATTTTAGCATTTAGTTTACTATCTTGTCCAATAGCTTGCTTTGTCATTGAAACAACTTGTCTAACAAATGCATCTGTATTCATTCCTTCAGATGGGTATATGTTTTGAGTAAGATTAATTACACCAGCTTTGTTGCTTTGCTGCATTGGCTCAAACATCTTTGCAGCTTGGTTTACATCGTATCTTGGGGAAGCAAATGGAATCTTAGACATGTTAGGAATAACCATTCCGCCAAACGCCATTTCTGGGCCACGATCTCCTACGATTGTAGGAATATTTGGATTAAGCTTTGTTGTTCCGTAACCAGCTTTTTCTACTCTCATGGTTCTAAGGTAGGCGTTATCTACCCCAGTAATCTTGTATTTTTGAGTTCCTTGTGTAAATACACTTCCTATTGAAGCATCAATACCTTGTGCGTGTAATGACATTGAGTCTACTGTCATTATTGTTTTGGCTTTAGGACCCTTGCCAAAAGTTTTAGATTGTACTCCTGGGTGTGACACAGATGCTTTAAATTCTGTATTTTTTGATTCATTCTTAAAATCAACCTTCTTGTTGTTAATAAGAATGTCTCCACCCTTCATGTCGATTCCCTTTGAAGATAATGCTGCCGCAATTCCAGATGAGGTTTCGCCCATTAGCTTCTTTGCTTCTGCTCCGACATCTATTCCCTTAAGATCTCCCTTGTAAGCGCCAACTGCTTTGCCAGTTGTTAGAAGACTTGCTGCATCGCCCTTTCCAGCTTTTGTATCTTTAATATATTGATCAACTGTTTTGTTTAGCGCAAGTGCATTTAGTGTAAGAGTTAGCATTGCTTTATTATAGTCTTCAATTTTTTGTCTCTTTGTTTCAATTGTAGTTGCAAGCTTTGTAAGCTGTTCTCCAGCTAGGTTGGCTTTGTCTCCCAGCTTTTCTTGTGCATCGTTAATTCCATCAATCTTAAGTTGAATTTTTGCATTAATTCTATCTCTAGAATCTTCAATTGATTTTTTCTGTGAGTTGTATTGCATTGTTGACTCAAGCTGCTTTACATCTAGACCTGCTTGTTGAGCGGTAGCTGTATCTCCTCTTGCTATTGCAGAGTCGTACTCAATTTTCTTTTTAGCAATTTCATTTGCTAGGTCGCCTTCTTGTTTTGCAGCATCAAGTGCTTTTAGTCTTGAGTCTGCAAGCTTATTGTTTGCATCAATTTGCTTTTGCAATCCCTTTAACTGATCTCTTGTGCTTATTTGCTGTGCAACAGATTGTCCCTTAGCCGCTTGAGCCAATGATTTATATCGACTTTCCAGTCTTCCTAGCTCGGCATACTGTGTTTTTAATGCTCCATTTTTATTCTGTGATTCAATTGTTGCAGCAGCAACATCTGCAACTCTAGATAAAGCCGATACAGCCTCAGAGCCAAGCTCTGAAAGGTTGCCAGTGAATCCTTTAGATGCGAGATTCATTTTTTCAAACAAGCTTACAAGTGTGTCTGCTGGATTGAGTACCTTTTCAAGAGCAGGGTTTTGCTTAATCATTTCCGCTCTAGTTGCTGCAGTAAGCTTAATCTTTGAAGACTCTAGGGCATTAAGCCTCTTCATTAATTTTTCTTGAGCTTCGTATTGAGTTAGTATTGGCTTGCTTTTATCTTTTTTATTTTCCGCCTTGCTCTTATCAATTAAGTCTTGTATTCCTGTATCAATTGCTGTTAGTCCAGTGTTTACCTGGTTAGCTCCTTCTACTCCGCCTTCCGCTGCTGCCGTTCTATATCTTGCTACTGCATTTGCTGCAGCGTCTTGCTTTGTTTCAATTTTATTAAATCCTGCGTTTCCTAATGTAAACGCTCCAGCATCTTTAGCTTTTTCAGACATTTTAAACATTGCCCAAATTTTCTTAGTTGCCTCTTCTGCAGACATTCCCGCAGCCATTAATTGAACCTTTAGGTCCATTGCAAGCTTCTTTGTATTTCCGTCACCCTTAGTCTGATTAATTAATTTAATTTGATCTGCATAGGAAGATTTAACTTCTGCTCTCAATTTTTTGTATTCTTCGATTGTAAGCTTTATTGGGGTTCCAGCAAGTTGCATGCTCTCATAAAGAAGTTGATTCTTTTCTCTTAATGCTTTTATGTTTGCCGCTGTATCTGCAAGCTTTGAGCTATAGTCAGTAAATTTAAGGCCTGCTTTTTTAGCAGCTTCTTCTGTTAGGCCATATTGAAGTGCGCCAATTCTAAGATGCTCTCTATGATCTTGCCATCTTTTATTTGCAAGATATATTGCTGTTGCACCAAGTCCTACTGCAAGGTTTAATCTAGTTACAGCTTTGAGTGCAAAGCCTCCAAACTTGGCAAACTTATTTGTGCTATTAGAAAGTGCTTCTAGTCTGGTTCCGTATGCAGTTAAATTCTTTGTCTCTTTAAGTCCATCTGCAAATGGAACTTTTGCTCCTGGGGTTGTTGCACCCATAGGAGCTGTCCATTTACTCTTTGATGTCATAGGAGTTTGTTTTCCTCCGCCACCCATTGAGCCCATGCCTAGCATACCACCTAACATTCCACCAATAATATCTCCGCCAGGAATTCCGCTCATCTTTCCTAAAGTCATTCCGCCCTGATAACCAAGCATCTGCATAAGCATCATCTTAATGAATCCACCTGTGTTATATCCTTGTGCCATTGTAGCTTTATTAGGAACAATTCCGCCTGAATTTCTAGGAACAAATAGCTCAGGTCCTTTTTCTCCAACTACATATGCTTGTCCAGCATTTACTGGTCCTCCCTTTTCTCTGCCCTCTAAACTAAATATTATTTTCTTTAAAGAATCTGTAAGTGGAGTATCTTTTTTAGAATCCCAGTTCAGATACTTTTGCCTTAAGATGTCTTTATCAATTGGAGATAATTGCTTTAATACATTTCTATCCCCGATTAAATCTGATGCTGCTGATCTTATAACGGAATCTAATACGTCTGGCTCAAGTCCGTTCTTTAATGTACCATCTGGCATTTTTACATATCCGTAAGGTTTTTCTTTTGCTAATGCTGCTGCAAACTTATCGTAAAATAATTTTTGAGTGTGCTTTCTTAGCCCTGTATTTGCAAATAGTTTGTCAGCCATTTCAATAGATAATGAATTTACTCCCCAGGGAGCTGACTCATACATGCTTGGCTTAGGTGCCCCTGTTGGTCCAAAGCCTGCACCAATTCTATGCATTGCCCTGCCCTTAAGCACATTGCCGATTAATCCACCAATTGCAAATCCGTTACTAGCTGTTTTAAAGCTAGCGTCTGATAAGCTTACTGAATGTCCAGACTGTCTGCGCTTTAATTCATCTGCTGCAATCATTTTAGCAATTGCTGCAGGAGTGAGTGATTTTGGCTCAGATATTTGTACTGCAGAATGTATGCCATGTAGATCTGCATAATTTGCATTTGGCTTTCTTGCATCAGAAAGTCTTTTAATCATTGCATGATATATAATTCTTTCTTCTGCAGTTAAATCAGGGAAAGTTGCAACAGTTTGCTTGAGCTTAGGCAAAGCATCGTTGATCTCTTTAAGCATGCGATCATTATACTGTTCTGCAGTCATTCCCTTTGGTATATCCAATGTAGATTCTGCAAAGAATCTTTTTGCAGAGCTTCCTTTTTTACCCAACAAATTAATTACAGCTTGATCTTTAAATGATGGCATTGTTGCAGAGTAATCTCTAACACCAGAGGCGGTTGCAAAAACTCCAGCTGTACCTACATCCGCTAGAACATTACCTGATAGATTTCCTCTTCCTAGGTCTTTGTCTCCACGTAATGCTGAAGCTGTTAGCTGTCTAAAATATTGGTCTTCGTCAAATTTACCATCTTGCTTTGCAAATGCTTCGTCATACTTTGATTCAAGTGCAAGAAGTTTACGCTTGCCTGTTGGATCTGAAGGGTCTCTCATAACTACAATTTTTTGGTTTGGAGCATTTAATCCATGTACTTCACGAGCAATTTGAGTAGCTCTCATTTCAGCCAATGCAGCCTTTTCATCTAAGACAGGCTTTACAAAAACCTTATCTCCGTTCTTTGAATAAACTCCTCCTATGCCTTGAACTGGGAAGCTTCTACCTGAAGTTGGCTCTAACAAATCTCCATATTGTGTAATAGGCTTTTTTGCAAATCTAGAATTATTTACTGCAGC